CGCGCGGTATGTCTTTCTTCTTCTCTTCTCTTCTCTTCTCTTCTCTAGGCGTTTCCGTGCCGTCATTGGCGTTGCATGGCGTTGCATGGCGTTGCCGCTCACGAAACGCCCTGGAACGCTCAGTGCTGTTGTCGTCTTCTCGCTCACGCTTGGGCTGGCGCTTCTCCCATGAAGCGATGCGGCCATCCTCGGAAATGAGCCCGCGCTCGCACATGTGCTGGTAGATCGCCGATGACCTGCCGTCCTGCAAGCCCATGGCGCAATCGATGGCCTCGAAGTCTGGTTCCCCGGGGTCTCCGCGCTCGTCTGATGAGCTTGCGGCCTCAAGCAGGCACGCCCACACCGCGAGCACCTCCGCCACCGACGCGCCAGCCTTCTTCGCCACAAGTTGAAACTTGGGGTCGTTGACGCTGCCGTGATGCCAGCGGAACCAGTCGATGCCACCAGCCATCAGGCCCCCTGCCCTTTTGTCAGCACACTGCCTCCTCGGCCACAGGTGCTGCGACAACACGACGGCGCCTGCGCCACTGCCCCGCTCCGAGCTCGTCCAGTCGCGCCTTGATGGCCTCGACATCACGCTGCCAGCTCTGAGCCAGCAGATCCCAGCCGATGTGCTGGGCATCCCATACGCGCTTTTCAGCAGCCGCCAACTTGGCGCGGAGCTTTGAGACGCTCGTGGATTGAGCGAGCACAGCGCGGCAGACGAACTCGGAAGCGGAGTTGCTCATGCCTTCATGACCTCCTCAACCCGAACGTTCTTCCAGCCGGCCTTGCGCGCCAGCTCTGCGCACTGGTCAGCGGCCGACGCGATGGCATACGGCTTCGAGCGCAGGCGCTTGGGCTTGGCTTTGCGCATGTAGGCGTCCTCGTCCCATGGTGGAGGCACATCTACCGGCTTGGTGGGGTTCTGGGCGTTGTGCGCGTTGGCAAGCTCGATGTCGGTCTCGTGGCTCTTGCGCGCGTGCTCCAGCTGCTCTGGGCTGAATCCAGTGACGAGAAAGCCATCGGACACCTTCGCTACGCCGCGGTCATCAGTGCGCTTGAGCGGTGAGTCGCGCATGACCTTGGGCTTGGCGTACTTGTGCGCCAGTGCGGCCGGGTTGATGGGCTCGCCCTTGTGGTTCACGTACGTCATGCGATGACTCCAGATGCTCAGTTGGTTCATGCCGCCGCCCTCGTTGCTTGCATCTCTTCGAGCACGGTCAGCTTGGATTGCGCGGCGACCCACTGGCTTACGAGTGAGTTGCCGCACACGGTCTCGAACGCGGCAATGCATTCCGCGGGCAAGTCGCGCCGCTGCGGCGTGTCGTCTGGGTTCAGGTAGTCGCTGATGAGCTGCGGGCGCAGGCCGGCGTAGATCGCCAACTGACGCTGCGTCATGTAGTGCACGCGGCGGCGCATCCAGCACGCGCGCACAGCTTCGCGATAGGTCTTACAGGCAAGGACCGCGGCCGTGGGCACGGCTCGCGGCGGCTCAATCACGCCGATCAGCGGCAGTGACGTGGTCTCCATACGGGGGCATCCATAGGAAGAGTTCATTGAATCCTCCGTTGCGTCCGCCGTTGGCGCGGGCGAAAACTGAGGGCTATGCGAGACGCTCAAAAAACAAACACCTCTGTGCAGCGCCCGAACCCATCTACCCCCGACTGTCGGGATGCCCCCCTCGGCCGGGGGCTTAGGGCTGGACGCTGCACACAGGCGTCGATTGATGACGGAGGAGGAATTGACTACTCCACCCCGGATGAATTGCTCCCTATGCCGCAATGACGCACTGCAACACTGAGATGAATTGAGGACGCGAATGAGCACCAACAAACCAGCACCGCGAAAGAACGCTCCGGCCCGTACTGGCGCCGGAGCGAAGAAGCCCGCCACCGGGGAGGTAGGCACAGGAGTGGTGGTGGCGGGAAACTCGTTTGCGCGGGAGGTGTTCCGGCGCGCGATCGATGCGCTGCACGCGGACCTGCTCATGCAGCTGGAGTGCAAGCGATGAGGGCCCATGCGTCAGCACTCGGGCCAGCGGTTGACCAGCCACACCAACGCGCGATCCAGGCCGCCTTCCAGCATGTAGGCCAACGCCCACACGAGGAGCAGCGCGGAGAAGACGATCGCGCACGGCACGGTCTTTGCGGCAGTCATAGCGGTGCGCATGGGCTACCTCAGAACGAGCAGCGCCCAGGCGCATGTGAGGGCAGCCATGAAGCACGCGAATGCGAGGTCGAAGCCATCACGCTCAACCTTTGCTCCGCGGCTCAGCTCATAGAGACAGCAGAGGAATCTCGTCACCTGCCACCCGAGTACGAACAGGATGAAGCTACGCATGGGCTGCTAGGCGGCTGCCTTGGTTTCTGGCTCGGCAGGGGCGCGCAACACACTCCACGCGACATCCGGGCGCAGCTCCTCGCAGAGGATGACAACGCCACGGGCTCGGGTCTCACGCTCGATGACCGGGCACCGCTTCGTGGGCACCTTGCGCTCGCCTCTAAGCCACTCGCTGATGGTTGGTTGCGTCACTCCGAGGGCAGATGCCATAGCCGCCTGGCTGCCGAAGCATTTGATGGCTCGCTCGATTGCATTCATGTGCCGAAGTATAGGCATTGCCGATGCGCACCGCAAGCGCATTGCCTATTACAGGCAGTGCCTGTTGCAATCTAGGTATGCATACCGGGCCGGAACTAGGCGCCGCCCTCAAAGGGGCAATGGCGAAGAAAGGCGTGACTCAAAAAGACGTCGCGAAGGCCTTCGGCATCACGCAGCCGTCCGTATCAGAGTGGATCAAGTTCGGGCGCATCGGAAAGCAGCACATCCCCGCGCTAGTGGCGTATTTCAAGGATGTCGCCGGCCCCGAGCACTGGGGACTCCCGAGCGCATGGGATACCCCCGCCCCGCCAGCATCCGGCACGAACGAGGACTTCGCTGTCAGCATCGCCCACCTGATGCAGATGATCGCGGCCACGCCACCCCACTTACGCCTGTTGGCGGTGGCTAATGCAGAAACTGCGGTGATGGATGTTCGTACCGGGACTGCAGAGGTAGTGCATTCGCTCCAGGAGAAACGCGCCAGCTCGCGGCCCATTCGAGGGCATCAGGAAGGCGAAGGAACGTGACCCAAATGAGCCCGGATGCCGCCGTTTGTCGGAAGCATTCGCTTCGCGCCTGAAGCAGCATCCACGTCGGGACAACCAGGGCGCAGCGGACGTGATGCGCTCGGCAGAACTTCCCCGAAGCCTGCGTGCCGCCATCCCAGTCGCATGCCGGGTCCGTGCGTGTGAGATCGATGACTAGCGTGCTAAACGGCCGCTGATCCGCCTCCAGGCTCACCAGCTCCAGGGCCGATTCGTATACCTTTGTGGTCAGCGCCCCAGTGGGGGTAACTATCACTGCGCCAGCATGGCGCGCGGCACCAACCGCTCCGGATATAGCCGGTCCACTGTGCATTTCCGTCCCCTTCGCATATAGGTTTCGCCCGGTTGTTGTTGGTGTTGTGTCCATTTAACGCCCGAGTCGCGCGGGCATTGCGTGTATTTTTCACACACCACCCCCTCAAGCGGATGGGTGGGCGACTCTAGTTTTCGTGTACCGCACAACCAGGGAGATGACAACATGAAGCGAATCATTGCGGCCGCCGTTATGGGTTTGGCGCTGGCAGGCTGTAGCGGCTGGCAGCCTCCACCGGGTTGGCGGCCGTTTCAACCGCTGCCGATGCCATACCCCGTCAGCGGCGGAGCACCACCACCGCCCGCAATGCAGATTCAGCAGGGCGCCAGTGCCTATTGGACCGGCCGTCAAGAGATGGGCCAGTCGGTCACCGGCATGTCGGTCTGGCGCTGTGAGTACAACTACGCTGGGCAGACCTTCTGGCGAGCGTTCCCGGGCTCGTGCCCGTCCTCAATGCAGGTGCAGTAGGCCCCTAAAGCCATAAGTCACCGGAAAGGCCCCCACTTCCCCGTAATGGGGTTGTGGTGGGTGCCTTCGATGACGTGTGTCACCCCCTTGCGGGAAACCACATGGGACGGATCGTCCGTCTCCCCTCGGCGTGTGGTTACGGCCAGCCGCGCGGGTTGTAGAGGTAGTTGCCTCTTGCTCGGGAGAGCTACCGCGTACTGCTTTCCTTCCTCGCCGGGACAGCTAGCCCGCTTGGTGACGCCAGGAGTGCGGCCACCAGGAACGGGAAAGCCCTCAAGGCCTGTCGCTCCCGTGCTAGCCCACGGCGCCCGGTGACGGGCATGAACGACAGAGCTTGAGGGCTCTTGACGTGCAATGTGCCTTAGGGGCTAGCCTGTGGCATTGGGGATTCTACGGATTCCGACCACAACGGCAATCGTGCAGTGCACAAATGCACAGGGCACCCTCACACGTGAGCCGGGATAGCGCCGTGTGCGGCATATCGCACAGGTGCTAGATCTAGGGTTTCCTCTACGCATCGATAGATAGGCAATGCCATTGCGTTATCAATCGGCAATGCCTATACTCCATCCCATCGACAAGCCCCGCAGCTGGGGCACAGGAGATGGGAATGGACGAGCTTCTAGCGCACTACCTAGCACCTGCCCCGCTTGAGCCTCTTGAGCCTGTACGCCTTGATGACGAGGTGACGGCAGAGCAGTGCGAAGCGATGGATGACGTGTTGGAGGCGCTGGTATGAGCGCCATCTACAAGGCGTGGATCACCCCCGCATCTAGTCTCACGAAGCGCATCGAAGTGCCGGCTGAGAACGCCGATGTGGCTGTCCAGCTCATCCGCGCGACATATCCAGGCTGCGACTACACCCGGCCGCGCAATGTCGATGACGGCGTGCGCTATCACCAGGACTTCCTGGCGACTGAGGCGGCCTCTCTTTACGACCGGGTGCCGGCATGACTCTCGAAGCAGCACTGTCAGCCATCCGCAGCGCTCCTCTGCGCACGCTGGACGATCTGAATGCGTTGCTGAACGCAGCGCACGGCCGCATCGGCACCTTCAACCGCGAGTTCGACCTTGAGCCTGTGTTTGAGGCGCTCGCCGACATGGAGCACGCACTGGACAACGTGCAGCCGATCGCCAAGGAGGCGGCATGAAGAACTGCACCGGCTGCAAGCATGCCGAGTGGAAGCGAAACGCTGCGGGGAACCTGCACCCTTCCGGCGTTGGGACGTGCGGCTACCCGTGGAAGCTGCCACCACTCCCCGCATCCATGTACTGGCTCCGCAGGCCGACCCCGGATGGCGGGCACATCAATCGGCGCGATGAGCTATCGGACCACTGCGTCTACTTCGCCAAGGAGCAGGCATGCAACTGACCCTGCTGGAGGCCGAGATGCTCTCCGTCATCGACACCGTACTGCACGAGTGCACGTCAGCAGAGCCGCCCAGCGACCCGAATTCGTACTTGCCGCCTCGGCTGATCGAGGCAATGCAGCGCGTCGTCGCAAAGGCGATGGCGCCCGCCCCTCAACGCATGGAGCAAACGACATGATGCGCGATCACCTCCTTGGCTTCCCGGCCGTGCTGTACGGCCAGCTTCCCGACGACGAGCCACGCCTGGGCCGCGTCACCCTGCCCCGCCCTCGCCTGCCTGCTGCCGAGCAAGCGCTTCGCAAGCGCCTGGACGCGCCCGGCTGGACCGAATGGCACGGAGGTGGCTGCCCCGTGCCACCGGCTGCTGTCGTTGAGTTCATGCAGCGCGATGGCGCGATCGGCACGGCCCTGGCCTGCACGCTGCTGTGGATGGCCTTTGGTGGTGTGTCGGACATCGTGCGCTATCGCGCGCTGCCGGATGAGGTTCTGCAATGAGCGCGCAGCACACACCGGGGCCATGGTATGCCGACAGTCGCGGGGATATCTGGCGACGCAATCCGATCGACCTCTACCGGGACGGTGGCGGCGTTGCCGGCGACAAGCCACTCGCCACGGCACACAAGGGCTGGCACGACGAAGGATGTGTGGGTTACCCCGTCGTCGCCAACGCCCGCCTGATCGCTGCCGCTCCTGAGCTGCTGCAGGCGCTGGCTGGGCTGATGGATGCGTGCGGTGTGCTTCGTGGCACACCAGCCGGCGACACGCCCGCAGAAGCCAGGGCTCGTGCCGCCTACGCCAAGGCTACTGGAGGTGCCGCATGAGTGCCCATCTCATCACAGCCGCGCAGGTCGTGTGCATGGTGCTCATCGGTATCGGCGCGAGCGAATGGTCGGCGCGTCGCATCGGTGATTTCGCAGACACAGAGGTGCAGTCATGAGCTGCTACCCATGCCCGAGGCTGTGCAGTGCATGCGTACCCGCTCGCCGCTGCCTTAACCCGTCGCCGGTGCGCTTCGTTCATGAACCAGAAGAGCCGTCGAGCCACAGCGGCGCAAACGAGTCTTGGAACTGCGTGTTCATCGGTCGCGCCCCGGATGGCTATGCAGACTGGCAGGCATGGCGTGCTGCACCGGCAAAGACAGGAGCGATCCTCCGCTCGATCGGTGCGCCCTACGAGACGGTGACACACCAACGGGGGGTGGTGACACCCGCCCAGCTTGCGAAGGTGGCTCGCCTGCTCTCCGACCGTATCGCGGATTTTTGCAGCATCGAACGGGACGAGAACTGGGATAGATACAGCGCCGAGATCGAGGGCTACACCATGGAGTGCGCTAAAGCATTCGGGCTGCAACTACCGGGGGCCGGCGCATGAATGCCTATCGCTGGAACAGCCTGGACACAGTCCTCATCGCACTGGTCGGCATCGCTGGTGCTGTGGTGACTGTCGTGTGTGGGGCGCCAGTATGAACGGCTGCCTTGCTCAACAAGCCGAGGCCGTGCTCACTGACCGGGTGCTGGTACGCATGGTCGCTTATGGCCACATCGTTGGACCGTATCGGCCGACTCGCCCGCTTATCCGTGGCGTGGCGAATCAGGTGCGCACGCTCGCCTGGAGGCTCTTTGCATGAGTGGTGCGAAGCGGCTCTTCTACGAAATCGAACAGCAAGCAATTTACGAACAGGACCAACAGCATGAACGTCGTAACACTGATCCTTGGGGAAAGCGGGACCGGCAAATCAACCAGCCTTCGCACTCTCGACCCCAGCAAGACCCTTCTCATTCAGGCCATCAAGAAGCCGCTGCCATTCAAGGCAGCGGGGTGGAAGACGCGGGCATCACTGAAATCTGAAGGCAACGTCATCCAGACAGATGACGCTCATCTGATCGAGAAGCTCCTGCGCCAATCTCCGCAAGACATCGTCGTTATCGATGACTTCCAGTACGTGATGGCGAATGAGTTCATGCGCCGTAGCCAAGAGAAGGGCTATGACAAGTTCAGCGACATCGGCCGCAATGCCTGGAACATTCTCATGGCCGCAGGCGATCTTGCTGCTCATCGTCGTGTCTACATCCTTGCTCACACGCAATCCAATGAGCAGGGGCACACCAGCATCAAGACCATCGGGAAGATGCTCGACGACAAGATCACCATCGAGGGCATGGTGACCATCGTTCTGCGCACCTCAGTGCGCGACGGCGATTACTTCTTTGCGACGCAGAACAACGGCAATGACACGACCAAGTCACCGCTTGGCATGTTCGCTGAGCGACTCATCCCCAACGACTTGAGCGCAGTGGACGAGGCCATCTGCGATTTCTACGAAATCCGGCCAATGCAGGCCGCCGCTTAACCACACCAACAGAGAACACACATGTCCAGCTATTCACTCGACACAAACCAAGCGCGCAAGGCAGACCAGCGAGGCGGGGTCATCAACGAAACCGGCAAGTACGTTGGCAAGCTCTTGCGGGCCGAAGACATCGAGACCGACAAGGGGACGAAAGGGATCGACTTCTCGTTCGTCACTCGTGACGGCCAGAAGACACGCTTTGCTCTCTACACAGCGAAGAAGGATGGGTCCAGGATCAACATCGGCCACGGCTTTGTCATGGCTCTGATGACTTGCCTTGGCCTGCGTGACATCAAGCCGATGACATGCAAGGTCAAGAAGTGGGACCAGGCGGCGAATGCCGAGGTTGACAGCGAAGCGCCGTGCTTCGTGGACCTGATGAACAAGGACATCGGCCTGCTGCTGGAGTCCGAGCAATACGAGAAGGGCGACGGCTCCATCGGCAAACGCATGGTGCTAGCCGGAGTGTTCCAGGCATCAACCGAATTGACGGCATCCGAGATCCTGGACCGTAAAGCAAAGCCGGAGCAGCTGGCAAAGATCGTTGCCACGCTGCGCGACCGGCCACTTCGTCCGAGTAAGACCGGAGCCGCAGCTGGCGGCGCATCACGTCCCGCCGCATCTGGCGGCGGCTTCGATGACATGGACGACGACATCCCTTTCATCTCGTCCGCCATGGCCCATGACATGGCGATGCCGACCGAGCGTCGGATGCGCCGATACCACTATTGACCCAGGGAGGCGCCCATGGAAAAGCGATGCTTCAAGTGCCTCTGTGTTAAGCCGATTGGCTCGTTCTACAAGCACGCGCGGATGGCCGATGGCCATCTCAACAAGTGCAAGGAGTGCACAAAGGACGACGCGGCGGCGCACCGGCAGCTGAACCTGGAACGTGTCCGTCAGTACGACAGGATGCGCGCCGCAATGCCACACCGTATTGCGCTGTCAAAGCGAGTGCAGGCCGAATGGCGCGCAGCCAACCCGGAGCGTCGCGCGGCCCATGTGGCACTCGGGAATGCGGTACGCCGAGGCGCACTGAAGCCATGGCCAATTTGCGCCGTGCCCGAGTGCGGCAAACCGCCAGAAGCCCACCACCCAGACTATTCGAATCCGCTATCCGTGGTCTGGCTTTGTGTCCCACATCACCGCGCGGCGCATGCCGCATCGGAGTAAGCGCATGACCGCCCTGTACCTGCTTTCCCACGAGTACCGCGCCGCCGCCGAACGGCTGGCAGACCTTGATCTGCCGGATGAGGTAATCGCCGACACCCTTGAAGGCATGTCCGGCGACCTGGAGGTGAAGGCGAAGAACACTGCGATGGTCGTCCGCAACATGCAGGCGCTAGCCGCATCGATCAAGGAGGCCGAAGCCGCAATGGCCGCACGCCGCAAGGCATACGAGGCCCGCGCTGAGCGGGTGACGAAGTACCTCTTGGACTGCATGCAGCACGCTGGCATCCAGAAGATTGAGGGGCTGCACTTCGCCCTATCGGTAAAGCAGAACCCGCCCGCCGTCGTGATCAACGAACCTGGACTTATTCCGGCCGAGTTCATGCGCCAGCCGGAGCTGCCGCCAGCCGCCCCGGACAAGAAGGCAATCAGCGAAGCGCTAAGGGCCGGACGCGAGGTCCCGGGCGCACACCTCACACGCGGCGTGCGGCTGGAAATCAAGTGAGCTTCAAGCGTGCCTATGTGCGCCCTCCTCGCCAACCTGTGCGGCCCATCGTCGGCTGTAGAGGCGTATATGCACCGGCAGCGAATGAGTCTGTCGTGGTGCCGAAGGGCATCGAGGCCAAGCCCGGCAAGCGCAAGCCAACGGCGATTGAGGCCAAGTGGATGGCATCCATCGTGGAGTACGGCTGCATTGCCTGCCGGCTCGACGGGCACCAACCACGACCAACCGCTGTGCATCACATCGTGGAGGCCGGGCGCAGGCTGGGGCATCTGTTCACTGTGCCTTTGTGTGACCCAGGCCATCACCAGAACGGCGCGGCGTTAGGGCTGATTAGCCGCCATCCCTACAAAGCCCGGTTTGAGGCGAAGTACGGGACCGAGTTCGAGTTGCTGGCGAGGCTAAAGCAGGAGATTGGCGTGTTCGATTCTGCGGAGTACCGGCCATGACCGAGATCAAGGTGGGGGACCGGCTCTGGTACGCGACCACCGCGCGGTACGAGCGCAGCGAGTACGTGACGGTTGAAGGCGTTGGCCGCAAATGGCTGATGCTCAGTAATGGGCGTCGGGCAAAGAAAGACACGCTGGATGTTGACTTTGGTGGTTACTCGTCGCACGCCAGCTTGCACGCAAGCGAGGAGGCATGGAGCAAGAAAGTTGCCACTGAGGAGGCATGGCGGGCATTCAAGACAGCCGTATCCAGCACGTATCGCATGCCTGATGGTGTCAGCGTTGCGGATATCGAAGCCGCAAAGGCGCTTCTGCGGATGGCTGGGGGCTGATTCGATGAAGCGCTCCTTCGTCCTATCGCATGCCCTGGCCCGCCGCCGTGCTCTAGCAGCCGTTGCCGAGGCCCCTGAAGGCTACGGTGTGACCATCGCCGAACCAACCCGCTCGGTCGAGCAGAACAGCGCTCAGTGGCCGATTCTGCAGGCATTCGCCGAACAGCTGATGTGGCCTGTCAATGGGCAGATGGTCCACATGAGCAAAGAGGAGTGGAAGGACGTGCTGAGCGCGGCTTTCCAGAACGAGACGGCTCGCTTGGCCATGGGACTGAACGGCGGCGTTGTGCTGCTTGGCATGCGCACCAGCCAGATGGGCAAGCGCCGGTTCAGCGAGTGGCTGGACTTCTTGACTGCGACTGCGGCGGCGCGTGGCGTTGTTGCCGAGACGGACGCGCAACCCACCTGATGCCAGAACGCTACATGAGACCACTCTGCAAGTATTGCGGCGCCGAAGTGCAGCAAGCCCAGAACTACATCAACCGCGCCCTTCGTGAGGGACGGCCAATGTTCTGCAATCGCATATGCGCCGGCCTCGCTAGGCGCCTCGCCAACCCTCCGACAGAAGCCGAGCGCAAGGCAGCCAAGGCGGCCTATGACGCACGCCGCCGTGAGTTACTAGCCGAGCGCATCAAGGCTGAAAAGCGAGCGTACTACCAGCGAACGCGCGACCCGATCAAGGAGGCTGCCATCCGCAAGGAGCGCATGCACCTGCACGTCGAATACTGCCGGCGCCCGGAATACAAGGCATGGAAGGCCGAATACGACAGGCGCCACCGCGCATGCAAGCAGTTCGGCGAGTTCGCCGAGGCATTCCTTGTTTTGCAGGACCTGGATCGCGAGATCGGCGAGCGCGCGACCAACTACGAAATCAGACTCGCCAACGGGACCATCAACAAAGCGCAGCAGCGCCGGAGAGCACTATGACCACCGATACCAAGACCCCAGACCTGAATGCCACGAACCTCAAGTCTGCGCTGTGGGAGACGCTGAACGGCCTGAAGAGCGGGGTTGTTCAGCCAGGGCAAGGGGACGCCATCGCCGCTCAGGCGCGCGAAATCCTTCGAACCGTGAAGGTGCAGTTACAGGTCACCTCTCAGTCCAAACGCAGCGTGCCTGCGGATGTGATCGCGTTCGCCGAGAAGTAGCGCGATTCCAGAACGGTGACCGTCGCGTCAGAGAGTCAGCCACACCCGCGAGCAAATGAACAAAAGGGGATTTCGATGGACAACGAAGCACTCATCGCAGAGCTAACACGAGAGCGAGACGAGCTAGCCCGAGAGCGTGGAGCGCTACTCGCGCTGTTGAGCGAGGCGCTTGTGCGGATCGAAAACGACTGGGCGCAGATTGATGGCGAGTGGGGCCCGACAGATGGCGGGCTGACTGGCGCTATCGAGCGCGGGGAGGAAGACCTTATTCCAAAACTGCGTGCAGCCCTCGCCCCAAGACCGAAGGACATGCATGACCCTGATGCACCTAGCGTCTGCTGCGATGGCGCTTGGCATGGCGACAGACGAGGCACCGATCAATGTCAGGCCGTGGGCCGAAACCAAGATGACCCCATGGCGCAGCCCAACGAAGGCATCGAAGACCGCAAAGAACCGCGCCAAGGCCAAGGCCGCCAGCAAGGCTCGACGCGCACAACGGAAGGCGAGGAAGGCATGACACACGACACCAAAGCCGCAGAGCCTGCGCTGCCCGAAGCTGCGGCGCACATATACCCGAGCGATCTGGAGCGATTCAAGCGCAGCGAGACGTTCGCGGACGCCTACTCCATTGCCGTTGTCAACCCCGACGAGCGCAGCGTGCCGCTAGTGACGCTGTCCGACTGCATCGAGTACGGCCGCCAGTGCGCCGCACTATCAGCATCCATCCAAGCGCCGCCCATGGCCAACGAGCGCGATGCGTTTGAAGCATGGTGCTTGCGTGAGGGCTATAGCACCCAGAAGATACCGAACGCGACGTGTATCGATGGCCATGAGGTTTACGCCGACACGCGCACCCACGCTGCGTGGTGGGCATGGCAAGCGCGCGCAGCATCCCCAGCAGTAGAGCGGGATGCGCCCACGACCGATCCGTCGAGCGATGACCTCCAGTATGTCCACGAGCTTCTCCGCTGGGCCTACACGAAGCTCCATTACCGCTCTTTTTCTAGCGTGGAAGACGCGCTGGAGCTTGATCGGATTCGCATGTACCTGGAACACGAATCTGTCGCCAACCAAGCACCAGGGGAGCCGACATGAGCGTTGAACTGATCCAGGCAATCGGCCAGTTTGTGGTCATGCCGATATGCGGCGCGGCAATAGCCATCGCGTTCATCTACTACGTACTGGGAGGCTGACAGCATGAGCACCACCCAAGCGCAGGAGCGCGCGCTGGCGCCATGTCCGTTCTGCGGCGGCAAGGCGGGTCAATGCACCGAGCACGACGCCGATATGGTGCTGTGGGGCTATGTCGCCTGCTCATCCTGCGGCGTGAGAACCCGAGGCAGCTTTGGCGACCTGTGCCCAATCACCTGGGCCGAAATCCGCGCCGAGTGGAACCGCCGCGCAACTCCCCCATCTGCCGCACCGGCCGCTGCGTGGCAAGACCACCCGAGCCGGCTCTACGTTCACTGGCTGGTGGACGGGGCGGGCCATCTCGTTGCGGAGGTTGGCAATGTCGAGCTTGGCGGCAATGGCGCGTGGTACGCGGTGGTCGGCAAGACCCGGCTCGCGCTGGACTTTGCGACGAAACAGCAGGCCATGCAGGCCGCAGAGTTGACCTATCGCGAACAAGTTAAGGGCCGCGCAGGTCCGGCTGGGTCTCCTGCCGGTGAAACGACTGGGCCAGTACCTGCGCGGCCCTCCACTGCAGCAGAGAACGAGGATGCGGCGCTACTGGATTGGCTAGAGCAGCGGCACTGGGATGCAGATGAGCTGTTCGAGTTGGTCAACAACTGGGTTACGCAAGACGGCAAGCGCCACCCTGGCGGACTCCGCGCCGCCATCCGCGCCGCTCGAAAGGACAAGGCATGAGCAACACCGAAGAGCGCGACGAGCTCGTCATCGCCTTCATCCAGGCAATCGGCAACGGCATGGCGCTATCTGTACCTGATCGGAACAGGGCTTGCCAAGCCGCCGAGTACCTGCGGGATCGCCTCGCATCTCTCCCTCCCGAGCAGGCGGCACTGTCGTTTGATGATGCCCTGCGGATTGCCAGCGGATGCACCGACTACGGAGGAGGCTATCGGTTTGACGACCGTGACATGTCAATTTATCAGCATGGCATTCAGACTGTGATCAATGCACTCACATCTGCACGAGAGCGTGGGCTCGCGGACACGCAAGTGCGCGCGCTCCATTGCATGGGCGCCGAGCAGGCGGCACAGCCCTCTTCCTTGGGCGCTCCGGCTTCGCCGTCGGGCTCTCCGCTCCCGCCTCATGTTTGAGACGCTTGCAAAGCTGTACCCCGGTGCGTTCGACAAGCGCGGCAAGCCACTCGTTGCAGAGCTACGGATGCCGACAACCACCAAGGAGGGCGGCAATGTCTGAGTCCGCGGACGACGCATTGGCTGAGGTGATCCGTCGCAAGCAAGCGTGGGCATGGGAGCAGGGTTTCATGGCTGGCCACACCCACGGATACCAGCTTGCACAGTTCGACCCGCAGTGGGCAGAGACCGATGAGCCCGTTGCGCCGCGCAATCCGTTCGGAGACAAGCAACCATGACCGACACCACAGCCGACCCGTGCAGGGAGGCGCTGGCAAAGGCGGCCGAACTGTCCCGGTACGCCGCCGCGCCTTTCTTTGGCGACAGACAGCGCATTCGAACCGACGGAGAGGTTTCGTATGTGTACCGCACCACCGAGGAATGGTGGGATGGTCTGCGCGAACTCATTGAGGCGGTCCAACCAATGCTTGCCGCCGCCGAGCGTGCGCTTGCACAGGAGCCAGCCACCAGCACAGAGCAGGAGCCCATTGCGTTCGGTATAGCCAACACCGAAGGCCAGATCGTTGATGCGATGTACCTGCAAGACAGGTACTACACCATTCCGCTCTACGCCGCTCCACAGCCCCCAGCAGCATCACCGCCCGAGCCCAAAACACATTCAGGAGATCCGCTCAGCGCAGATGGCAAACGCCCTGCCGCGGCCGGTGACGGTATCTCCGAACCTGCCTCCGGTGGAGGTCAGCAGTGAGCACGAGGGTCGCATTCCGGGTGACGCTGAACAAGTCCAGCACCGAATGGATGGTTCATTGGCCCAGCGGGCGTGTCGAGTTCATGGGCTTCTGGCGCCTGCTCAGGCTCGTGTGGACCGCGCTCCGCAGCGGCAAGTCGATTCAGGTAGAGGACGAGGTTCTATGAGCACAACCGAAGGCGTAGACCTGCCGGTGCTTGCGCAGCTTGTTGTCTGGAAGTCTGGTGGCGAGGAATGGGTACAGGCGCACGCGAGCGACTTGCCCGCCTTCGACCAAGCCAGGCGGTATGGCGTTGAGCCGGTGCCACTCACCGACCATGCCGCCGCCCTCTCCCGTATCCGCTCCCTACAGCAAGAGGTGGACGCGACATACAAGGCGTGGTGCGGCCGAGACTACATGCACCTACCGCTGCCCGATGCAGTCGGCGCAGTGATTGGCACGGATCGAGATCGGATCGCCGCCCTGCAGCAAGAGGTGGAGAGGCTGCACACAGGCATCGGCGAGGTCGCCATGCGGCTCTCGAAGGACAAGGACTACCGGCTCCGAGCTGCGGAAGCGCTGCTTGCGCTGTTGCCGGACAGTGGCCCCACCGTCGCGCCAGGTGGGCAGCCAAGCGAGATGAGCGGATCTTCCAAAACTGAATTCAACCCGCCCACCCCTACAGGAGATGAAGCGTGAGCAGCAGCACACAAGAGATCGAGCGGACCATCGAGGATTCCGACGTTTACTGGGAAATGAAGTGGGACCAGAAAACGTTCCCAGACATGCCGCCCACCGAGCTGAAGTTCACAGCTGAGGCGGCCCTCGCGCTACTGCTGATCAATAACGTCATCTTTCTGAACAGCCACTGGTGGGAGAAGGATTGGCCTGAGGAGGCACGAAAGCGCCCAAGCCTAAACGTCAATACCAACGACGTTTTCGCGTGGGGTTGCGCTGACGCCGAGACCATCAACCTCAACGAGCTGAAGGACGTGTACGACCACTATCGGAAGGATCCGGTATGGGGCACGGCCGTGTGGGCCTGCAAGCGCAACAACATGCTGCCGCAGAAACCAGTCTATGAACGCATCCAGAAAGCCGGCATCTGGGATTTGGACGCGCTGGGGCTGCGTGCCAATGGAATGACGTGACCCCACCACCCCCAATAGAGTAGCCCCAGGAGTCGGGAAGATGAGCTTGATACTGACGCGCGCTGAAGTGTCGGAGCTAACTGGCAAGCGCCGAACAGACGCCCAGCAGCGCGTGCTGAAGGGCCTCGGGATCTTCTTCCGGGTCCGCCCGGATGGAAGCGTCGTCGTCCTGCGCTCCGACGTGGAGCGCGGCGCTACAGTCCAGGCCAGGGAACCGAAGCTGCGACTATGACGCGCCCGAGAAAAAAGGATCGCCATCTACCGCCGTGCGTCTACTTCAAGCACGGCCGCTTTTGGTACGTCAAGGGCGGCAAGTGGAACGACCTGGGAACCGATATGGCCCAGGCTTTGGCGGACTATGCCAACCGGATCGCCGTCCCAAAAGGCGGCATGGCCGAGTTGATCGAAAAGGTCTACTCGCACCACGCGCCGAAGGTCGCGCCGGCCACGCGCGCTCAGTATCGCATTGCCGCGGAATCGCTCAAACGGGCGTTCGCCGAGTTCGCACCGGAGCAGGTGAAGGCCAAGCACGTCGCTGCCCTCAAGCTGGCCGGCGCCGACACGCCGAACATGACCAACCGGAAACTCTCGTTCCTGCGGCTGGTCTTCGGTTATGCCGTCGAGTGGCAGCTTGTGGACACGAACCCGTGCATCGGCATCAAGCGGCACGAGGAGGCCAAGCGGGAGCGCTACCTCACTGACGAGGAGTTTTTCGCCATCCGTGACGCCGCAGGACCACGATTGCAGGTGATCCTGGACCTGCTCTACCTGACCGGGCAGCGCATCACCGATGTGCTGCGCATCCGCAAGGGCGACATCACCGAGCGCGGCATCATGTTCAAGCAGCAAAAGACAGGCGCCAAGCTGTGCGTGCTCTGGACACCTGAGATGCGCGCGGCAGTTGACCGGGCCAAGACACTCTATGGGAACGTCACGGCGCTGACGCTGCTGCATGGGCGCACCGGCAAGGCCCCGGACTATCGAACGGTCCTGATGCAGTGGCACAAGGCGCGCGAGGCTGCCGGGATTGCAGACGCCACCCCACACGACCTGCGCGCGAAGTCGGGCACCGACACCAAGCACCAGGGAAATGACGCGCAAGCGTTGCTTGGCCATACCAGCCCAGCCATGACCGAGCGCTACATTCGCCTGCGCGAAACACCGGAAGTGACCGGCCCAAGTTTTAGACAGGCGTTAGACGTTGGACAAAAAGGTTAGCGATATCAAGGAGTTGCAACATACTCCAGTAATGCAGCAGTATGCCTGTATCGTTGCCTAAGTTATTGATATATATGGTGTTTTCTGGCTCTACTGTCCAATACGAATTGGACCTGATCGTGAATCACTGGCCTCGTGGCGGAATCACCTGCCGGGTAGTTTTAGACAGGAAATGCCCGGGTGGCGCCGCACGTTCCTGTCCACGAATGGCCCGCGCGATGGCCTCCACCGTCTTCCCCTGCCTGCGCTCAACATCCAGCGTCGGGACAGCGGTGACAGGCCGGGGGTCGGTGTCGATCACTCGGCGCTCGATGGCGGCATACTCTTCTTCTGTCATTGGGGGCCTGAATGGACAATGAACTGGTTGAGCGGCTGGCGTACGATGCTGGGCTTGGCGATCTGAGCTTGGCGCCGAAACATGGGCTTGACTTGTACGCGGCAGGAATTACGCGCTTCGCCTCCCTGATCGCCGAGGAGTGCGCGAAGGCGTGCGAACAGTTGCCGCCGCCGTATGCCCGCGACATCGAGCGGGAGGATTTCGCACAGACCATCCGCGAGAAGTTCAAGGCGGCGTAGTCGTCTTCGGTCACGGCCGACGAGCCAGCAGCGCAGTCTTTTCGGACGACCCGGACGAGCTGCCGAAGTAGTAACTCACCACCTGGTCGGCCTTTGCGGACACGTAGCCGATGAGCGTCCCGATCATGCCGGCCGCCACTGGGTCTTTCAGTCCCTCCACGCGCCCGCTGAGCACATACCAGACCATCCCAAGGAACGCTCCGACGATGATGCCGGCCAGCGCGCGAGGCGTCGCCCTGTCGCCGGTTTTCGCCTCGCGCTCGCGGGCATTGCCCCGGTCCGCCTGGTTGATCCGCTCCAGGTCGATGTCAAGCTCGCGCATGCGTACGGCGAAGTGCTGATCGGCCTCCTTGAGCTTCAGTAGCGCGTCCGGGCCGCCAGCCTTCAGCGCGACGGCGATTTCCGCATCGGTACCGTTCGGCTTGCCGAGCAGCGCATCGGAAATGGTCGACACTGCGAGCCCGGCCAGCGGGCCGCCGAGCGCTGTGCCGAGGGCCGGCGCGACGGCGCCGACGATTGCTTTCCAGTCCATCACGCCTCCAGCGCGTCGTTGGCAACCCTACGCACCCACCCCCGCCCATACGCTGGCCAGGAGTGCGCCTCGGTCAGGAGCAGCAGCCGGTTCGCGGCGAACCGCAGCCGCAGGCGGTCGGCCGGCATGCTCTGTATGGCCTGGAGCGTGCGCGGGCCGAGGATCCCGTCCACCGTCTCACCAACCGACGTCTGCAGCGCCTTAACTGCGGCGCGCACGCCACTGTTCACCGCCATGTCGAACACGGCGTACTTGAGCGCGGGCGGCACGGCATCGCAGCCGGCCTGGCCCCAGTAGTCGCGCCGGTACAGCTCGCGGGCGCGCTCCAGCGTCAGCCCTTCAATGTCCTCGCCCGGGTATGCCGCCGCACTGATGCCGTACTTGGTGCCCTTGCAGACGCCATTCCCGACTTCGCCCCCGGTCCAGTTTCCTCGGTCTCGGCTGTCCTGAGTGAATCCGCCCTCGTTCCCGAGGAGGCGCTCGAATGCTGCGTCGAAGTCCATGGCATCACCTCAGTAAACCTTGCGTCCATTGCCCAAGAGATGGGCATGCCCGTCCTTGCTCGCCTGCAGCATCTGCAGCACAGAGGACCATGCCGCCTCGTCCCACCACTTCATGTAGTCCACGTGCCCGCTTCTGCCGCCCGGGATGACGTTGCCGTTCGCGTCCCGGTAGTACATGTCCGACGAGTAGCGGTAGCCGGCCGTCTGGTCTGGCTCGGTCACCGGGTCGTAGAAGAAGACCGCGCGCACCTCGGGGATGGGGTACGGGTGGGTCGTCGGACACCACTTGCCGTCGCTGTACTGCGTGACGAGCTTGCCGGTCACCGGATCGACCGGCGCGGCGTTGGGCGGCCTGACGGTGCTAGATACGTGGCTCTTGTGGTCCGGGCTGGACAGCACCGGGTTGCCATCGGCATCGACTTGCAGGCACTGGCCGAACCAGATCTCGGTGATCAGCCGCGTACCAACTGGACAGTTCGGGATGTCCTGCGACCAACCGCCGACTGGCACAGGTACCGGAAGCCCGGTTGCTGGGTCGTCGCCATCGCAGCGATGCTGTACCGGGCCCTTCCTCTCGGCGTTCGTCGCACTGCCGGCAATCATGCGCAGGCCGTTCGGCATCGTGCGCACCTGGCTCGCCTTGATGCCGTTGTATCCGGTCTTGTAGTAGATCATCAGCAGCGCTGGCCGCACCGGCGCACCGGTTCGCGTGTCGATGAGTGCGGGCGCCCAATACGAGCTTCTGTTCGTCGTCCCGCCAAGGCACGTGCTCGGCATGGCCGCCAGCATCGACGGGTCAGTGGTGTTCTGGTCAACCAGCGCAGCGCCGAAGCCGATGTGAAGGTGCGTCGCGTCCTTGCGGCCCGGGAACTTCAGCGGGTCGTTGTGCGATAGCCAAGCCGGATAGCAGACGGCGCGGAATGACCCAATGCTGCCGCTCACTGGCTTCTCCGTCGTGTCCTGCTGGCGCATCTCGGCCCACCCTTGGTGCAGCGGAGGGTCAAGCGAGCGATTGACGAGGGGGCCGTGCTCTGTGATGGCTGGCCCCATACCATCGGCCGGGCCACCGATCACACCGGCCGACGCGGCAGCAGAGAGAGCCGCCAGCAGTGCGGCGACAGCATGGCGCATCATGGTTTGAGCCACCCCTTCGCGGCCGCAAACCCAATCGCCAGCGCGCCAACGATCCACAGGCCCTTCTTCACTACTGACCGCCCAACCTCGCTGTAGACCTTCTCCAGTGCTCGCTCGGCAGCCTTCTCGGCGATCCTCTCGATGTCCGATTCGGTGAGCGGTTTGTCGTCTGTAATGCGGTCGTCCATGCTCATTTCCGGCGCGCCGCCATCGGTTGGCTGGCCCTTATGGGGGATTGCAAACGTTGCGCAGGCAGCCGATAAAGGCGAGGCCCGGTCGCGGTGCTGGTAACACCGGCCGGGCCTCTGACCAAGGAAACCTGTACTGGAGGCTTCACATGGCTACCCGCATTCTGGCCATACTGGCCCTTGTCGTCATGCTCTCCGCGTGTGGAGGCGGCGGCGACGCCGAAGACGATGCTTCGGCGCCGACTCAGGCGGGCTGCCGCTCCACCGTGACCGTGCAGCTTTTCGGCGACTCCACAATGGCCGGCTACGACGGTGCGCAAGTCGACACCTACGCCGTCCACACCCCGCTCGTGAACGTGCAAGCGTTTTTCGATGCGCGCTACCCCGGTCGCGTACTTGTCACCTCGCGCGCCGCCTCCGGGACAACCGCGCGCCATCTTCTCACTGGCACTGATGGTGTGAATTCGCCGTGGCCGCAACCCGTGAACGCGGATATCGTTGTGGTGAACTTCGGAATCAACGACCGCAACCAGATCAACGACATCGCCGAATACAGGGCGAACCTGAAGCGTCTTGCCATTGCGCCGGCTCGCGTAGTTTTCCAGACCCCGAACGTGGTCAAGTCCTTCGACATCGCGGACTACGCTCAGACCATGCGCGAGGTGGCCGCCGAGGTTGGCGCCCCGCTCGCCGACGTCTACGCCTACACGTCTGCTCTTCCTGACTGGCGGACGCTCATTCCTGACAACGCGCATCCAAGCGATGAGTTGTATCAACGGATCGGACGCGATGTGACCGGGCCAGCGCTTGAGCCGGTAGTGGCCGAGCTGCTTTGTAGCTGACACCCGTCACTCCATTGGGTAGGTGACGGAGAACTGCAGGACATCGCCGTTGGCAATCGTCACTGCCGGGGAAATGCCGAAGTTGCCAGTGCTGCTGCTGGCCGCGAACAGCAGTTCGCTGGCGCCGTTCAGGAACGCTGACCCAGAGTAGCGCACGCTGGTGGCGGCGACCGTGTACAGGAAGTTGCCCACTGGCAACCCGGAGACGGTCGCCTTGGCCGCGTACGTGGACTCAATGTCAACCACGATGGAGTTCGCGGCTGTCCCGCTGGACGTGTAATTCAACTGTCCGTGGACATTTACCATGACCCCGTAAACCGTGGCCTCGTTCTTCGTGATCGTTGAGGTCGGCGTAATGCCCTGTGCAGATGTCAGTGTGACAGCCGCCCTGGGACCAAGGATGTCGCGAAGCGTCCCTGTCTTCGCGCCCCCAACGCCACCAGTATTGGTAATGCAGTTGTAGCGCTTGAACGAACCGGTTCCCTGAATTCCGTTCGATGCGTTGTCGTCAAACGTGACGCCGATGAATGTCGTATCGCCGGAACTCGCTCCGCAATTGACCTTTCGGTAATAGCCACCCGTGAACGCGCAGTTGAACCCTGTCGAGATGCTGATGTTATCCACCACGGAGCCACCAGCTGATTGGGCGAATGAGCTGTAGAAGTTGTTTGAGAACCCTTTTAGTCGCGCGTCATATGTCTGGTTGTCCTCCATGTCAAACCCGTACCATGAATTCATCCGGCACACGTCATCACGGATGTCCACGCCGATGTTGCACGACTCGGCAGTCCCGCCATCCCACACATTGAGAATCGCGTTCTCCAGGGACCAGCCGGTTTTCGTTGAGCCGGCGCCTTGCCCGCTGGCTTCGCAGTTAACGAATACATTCGCCTGCGTATGGTTGCCAACCGTCCCGTCGTCCTCTAGGAGCCAGTAGTTCGTGGGGCGAGTCGTTTGGGCTTCAACATCGTCGCTGATCGCGCAGGACACGAACGTGTTTAGGACGCTGTGGCGCAGCGCGAAACCGTTGTCCGTAGCCTCTTTTACGCGAATGTTCTCGAATTTAGATCTGACGATGCGACGGATGTGGAGGGCATCGGTGATCGCTGGGCCGCCTTTGATGATGAAGTCCTTCATAACCATCTCCTGCACATAGGAGGAGATGCCATCCAGCTTGAAACCCGCCCCAGACCCTGCCGAGAAATCCAGCGTGGGAAGCCCGATTCCATACAACGCAACCCTTGTGGCCGCGAAGTTTGTCCCAGCAGTAAACTCCCATACCCCGCCTGGACCTATAAGAACACCCCCGCCACTTCCAACCGCCGCCATGGCATTCAGAAGTGCTGTCGTATTCGTCGCAGCGGTTGCCGCCGTGGACCCACCAAAATCGCGGATGTGAACCCAGTCCCTCTCTTTGTCTTGGAGGGTGCGGCTAACGGCGCCAGCCCCGGCAGCAATAAATGAAAGCGTCGAGGCGCTGGCCGTGAGCGAAAGGCCCCACGTAATCGCCGTCGTGCCAATCGTGATGGGGTTGTCAGCCGTGATCTGCCAGAACTGTCCCGCCTGCGTGCTCCCGTCGGTAACAAGGACGGCGGTGCCCTTGACGAAGTCGCGATTGCCGTTTGCATCCACGGCACGCTGCCATGCGCCTGTGGAGGCAACGTAGATACCGTTCTCGCTGGCGTCCGTCTGGTTTTTGATCAGTACACGGTCATCATCGATGACCGTCACGCCATCGATGGTCTGTAGACCAGAGAGCGTGATGTTCGTTGTGGTCGCGACGCGAACTGGCGCCTTGAACGCAAGGTTGCCGCTCACACCAAAGCGGCGGTCAGTCGTTACCGATGTCATGTCGCAACTCCATGGCCGACGCGCACCGACCCCGCCAGCGGCGAGGAGGAGACTCCGCAAGCGGGGCCGGGGCGTCGATTGATCGTGTTCACAGTGCCGCCTCCAGGTCAGGCGCGCGTTGTGGTGTTGCTTCCCGTGGCTTCCACCAGTACCGCTGCCCCCAATCCTTCTGGGCTCGCTGCTCCATGCGGGACAGATAGCCCGGGCTCAAGCTCTCCATCACAGCGTTCATGAAGCCGTGATCGATCATTGGCTTGAGCCACCACAGCGATGCGCCCGGCGTGTTTGACTTGGCCCAGTTCGCAAGCTCCGCCTGCCAGTGGGTGTCCTTGCCTTCCGCGGCCTGCCAGATGTTCTCGGTGATGTTCTTCAGCACCAGCTCAGCCGCCGTGCCCACGGTCGGGCCGACAAGGTTCTTGATGGCTGTGGTTGACGTATCGGTGGCGCTTCCGGACGGGTCGATCAGGAACAGGTCGCCCGCGATGCCGAAGCCGCCACCCTGCGCCACCGCCTTTGCCCAGAATCGACCGTTCGTCATGTCGATGGGGTCTTTGCCGGCCAGGATCTGCTTCTCCTGGGTAGCGATGGCACCAAGACCCATGGTGGTTGCCATGATGGCGAATCCATATAACGCTCGATTGGCCAGCAATGGGGCGCCATCAGCGCCATGGTCGCCCTCCAGCATGCGCGCCCAGTGCCGGGTGATCATGGCAATGGGGAAGCTCTTGAACTGCATCACCGTGCGCATGATTTCCCCCATCGGCGTGCCGGCCTGCATGCCGCCTCCGGTGACAATGGCCCGGGACCTAATGTCGGGGTTCACCACCGCGAATTCGGATTCGTCGTGGATGAAGCCGAACACCTTGGCCGCCAGCTCGTTGGCTCGCTCATGGCCACTTTGTGCGATGGACTGCGGGGCCAACAACTCGCGGCCCTTGAAGCTGGTGGGCGCGATGCCATTGAGCACTTGCCAGTCGGCTTCGGTGATGCCGTTGCGCGTAAGGCGTGATCGGTCAAACTCGGTGAGCGCGGCCCACTCCGTCTTGGCTATGCGGGCCAACCCGGCGTTCATCGTGAGCGTGAAGCCCTGGCGGAGCCCATCGGTCCAGGCGTTGAGCAGCGACAAGCGCATGACGGCGTTCGCCAGCTTTCCGCTCCAGTTCGACCCGAGGTGGTCGCCACTCCAGCGGTTCAGACTATCGGCCACGCTCTCGGCGATCATGCCGTGCGCGGACATGAAGTCCCGTGTCTCTTTCGATGCCTGGGAGCCAATGTCCTTGATGAGTTGCCAGTACGGCAGACGGTTGTAGCCGGCGGTGATGGCCAGTGTCCCGAGGTCTGTGACGCTGGACACGACCGCGGCCCCGAGCTTGGCGGCCGTCTGAAGGTTGCGAACCGTGCTCATGGTTCGCGCCAGCGTTCCATCTGCGGGCGCCCCGGTCTTGCCGGTGATCATGTCCCAATAGGTCTGGGGGTTGATCTCGAATGTGCCGACCGGCTTACTCGGGGTTGCTTCATCGGCACGCACGGCCGCATCCATTTGCAGCCTCGCGGTGGCGTTGGCATCTGGCCCGTAGCGCTCCACGAGCGTGATGTCACGGGTGACCCCGCCGATATGGCCCATCATGGCGTCATACAGGCTGCCGCTCCCGTACCGCTCCATGACGGCTAGCCACGCATCGCCGTCCTTGAAGTGGATCTGGCGCGACTCGCCGCCACGGTTCGCCCTGGCGCCCGTGCCCTTGAACTGCCCGGGTTCGGTCTTGTTCAGCCCGCCCGTGGCCAGTGTTTCCACCGACGCATTCAGGAGGTCGAACACCTCCTGATCGTTCATCAGCGAACCGTCTTCACGCAGGTAGCGTGTGCGGTCTACCTTGTCCAGCAGGAACTGTGCGAACGCATCACGTCCATTGCGCACCTTGGCCGTGTCCCATGGCTGCGGAAGCCAACCATAGTCCAGCTTGCCGACATCGCCGCCGGCCGCATTGAAGCGCGTGCGCAAACCTTCAACGGTGTCCAGCCATGCCCTGGCCGCCGCGGATGCGACCTTGTTCCCCGTCGAGCCGTCCGCCTGCCTGAACACCTCGCGAACGATGTCGGCGGTCATGGCGCGGTTCTCGGCGCCGAACGCCAACATCAGGAACTTGCGCCCCATGCCGACGCCGGCCTTGTCGCCCGCCGCCTCAATGAGGCTCATGAGATTGCCGAACGCAATCTTTCGCTCTGCGGCCATCTGGTGGCTCACGTTCACCATGTCGGCCTTGAATGCCTCGGATATGGTTCCGGTGTGCCCGCCCGTTCCCGCCAACGACTCTTGCAGCGCAGCAACTCGGTTCTCGGTCTCGGCGATCTTGATGACCTGCCGCTCGGCGTTGTCCAGCTTGCGCTGCGCCTGCGCTCGGATGTCGGCGATTGCCGCCTTGGCGGCCTCGCTCACCTGCTGGTCGCGCGCCATGGCTCGCCAGTTCGCCCCTTGTTCGCGCGCCAGTCGGCGCATATGGGACGAGATTTGGTCCTCGATGGCCTTGGCCTGGGCATCCGTGGGCGCTGCTCGCCCCATGGCGACGGCGGCCTCATCAATCAGCTGCCTGCACTTCGGGATCATGGGTGTATCCTCCCCGGCGTGGAACGCGTACCGCAGCTCGCGCTGGTCATCTTTTGCTTCACGCTCGTGGTGCCGCTCATCGTTGGCGCACAGAGCAACTGGCGCACGGCCTGGAAAGCGTGGTGGCAGAGCACAGCAATCCTGCTGGCCATTGCGTCGCCGGGCATCCTGGTTGGGCTGTGGCTGCTCATCTTTGGTCGCTAGGCCCCGTTCATGAGTGCACACTCAGCGGCCACCTTGACCAGCTGCGCGAAGCTCACTTCTTCGTCGTAGGCTTCATGGGCGCGTAGCAGCGCCTCTTCCACTGGCACGGTTTCTTCCGAACCAGGAAGCCTCACCTTCAGGTCGGGCCGCTCGTCCAGCAGCTGCTTGAGGCGGGCTTGGTCTGCCCCGCCATCGTCGGCCTTGGTATCGCCGGACGCCCTCGCCGTCTCTGGCTCCAGGCTCACGCTGTCAGGGCGAGGCAGCGCGTTGCCAGCCGCGTCGCGGGCCACGTCACGCGGGTTCACTTCGCCAGGGCGCAGTGGGTCTGTCAGGCTTGGACTGTTGGGGTCGAACTTGCCGCTGTTTCCGATGGCCGACTTGACTTGCGATGGGTCATACACGGCGAGGTTCTTGGTGTCCTCGTTGACATAGAACCCGTCATGCCCGAGACCCTTGATCGCGTCTTGAATCGGCTTCTGTTCAATGAGTGCCCAGTTACGACCATCGGCAAGCCCGGCATCAAGCACGCCCTTTGTATAGAGCGTCTGCTTGCCGTCCAGGATGAGTGCTTTTTGTCCGTCGCCCTGCACATGTGTCGGCGTGGTCTCAAACACGCGATCGACAATCGCGGCCCGCTGGGCGGCGTTTTCGTAATCGAACGGGCGCTCCGCTCGCACATAGGCCGGGATCACATTGGGCGAGCGGTCCCCGAACATCGCCCCGGCCTGCGCATAGTGGCCAGCCACTGACGGGTCAGCCGTGAGAAACACGGCACCAATGTCGGCATGCGGACCAGGGCGGCCAGGGTCGAATGCCTCCACGTTGCTACCTGTGCCGTGGTACATGACCAGCGGCTCACCCCTTTCGTCGACCACCTTCGACCCGCCGAACCAGTCTCTGAACGTCGGCAGATCAATGTCCCGCACCGGCGGCACATCCGGCATGCGGCCTGCCGCGATCTCATCCGTCGCCTTGAGCACGTCGGCATGTGCAGTCGGCGTGTCCGGCAGGCTGCGGGCCAGCGCTTCGTCGGCCACCTTCACCCGGGCCGCGTCCACCACCGCCGGATCTTCCGCACCCTTCGCTGCCGTCGCCTCACCCAGAAGCTTGTTGGCCTTCGCAACGTATGCCTTCGTCTCCTCCGGCATGGACTTCAGCCAATCGGCGCCGCCCTTCTTGACTGCGGCATCCACTGCTCCGGGGCCGGCGTTGTATGCCGCCAGGGCCTTGTCCGTGTCGCCGCCATACCGCTGCTGCATGGCTGCGAGGTAGTCGCGCCCCACACGGGCCAGCTCCTCGGGGCTGTTGTCGCGCGCTGGCGTGACACCAAAGCCAGGATCCTTTGCGGTGTTCGGCATCACCTGCATTTCGCCCTGCGCGCCCTTCGCGCTGGTCAGCAGCTCGCCGTCCTTGCCGTATCGCCGGCCACCGCTCTCGATGTGCTTCACCACGTCTTCCACGGCCGTCTTCTTCAGGCCGCGGATGTGGACGCCGCCAATCACACCAGGGATGACGGTAGACAGCGTGAGCCCCAGCGGGTCGAATGGGTCATGCTGTGCGGCCAGGTCGCTGTACGACGCCTCCTGGAGGATCTTCCGTGCGATGCCCTCCTGCGCCACGTAGGACACCGGACCGCCCGCCAGGGCACGTCCGATGGTCTTCCCGATGGTCGGGCCGACAGCCGGCAGAGCAACACTGGCACCCTGCACGGCCGCTGTGGTCACGCCGACCTTGGCCGCCGTCACCGGGTCAACGCCTTGCTCGATGAGGCGCTGGGCATCCGTATTCCCGGCTTCGGCGCCGAACACGACCGCGCCCGCAGGCCCCATGGTGGAGATGTCTGCCACCGCCTTGGCCACGTTCTTGACCAGCCCATGCATCACCCGGTCAGCCGTGTGCGCCGTCTCGGGGTTGGGCGCAAACTCATCGGCCTTGCGGCGCAGCGCATTCCCGGCTGCGGTGTCGAAGGCATCGCCCTTGAGCATGCGATCGCGCGCCTCGGCCTCCTGCTTGGACTCGTCCGCCGTGGGCACGGAGAACATACCTTGCCCGGTGCCGCCAGAGGCCGCCGCCGCCGTGGCAAAGCCAGACAGCACATCAGCAATCGAGCCGGCGCGCTCCAGTGCCGCAGATGGAAGGCCTTTGGCACCGGCGGAAAGCGCGCTCCATGCGCTGAACGAACTGGCCTCCGGGACCGGGCCAGGGTTGCGCGCCCACATGGACAGCGCTGCCTCGGTGTCATCCGCGTACAAGCTCCCGAAGGCGCGCCGCGTCATGGGGCCACCTCCAGCCTGAGCAGCTGCGTGCCCGCCTCATCGATCGTGACCGGAGCGCCGGCCGATACGGGGATGTAGCGCCCGTCTGCATCGCGTCGCAGCCCCATGCTGGGCAGGGCCGACGACAGGGACGCCAGTGACCGTTGCTGCCCACGCACCCACACCGCATGAGCGGGGGCGTACAACGCAAGCTTGTCTGGCGTGTACTGGCGCAGCCTGAAGTCGAACTGGTGTTCGTCCATCCCTCGCGGAAGGATGGTCTTCACGCCGGCACGCTCTACCGGCTGACCGATCACCATCTTGACGGCGTTCTCGTTGCTAGCCGTCAGTTCAAAGCCGGGGACTGCGGACCCCTCGTGCTCCATGGCAACGCGCACGTAATAGGCCGCGTCGATGACATCCTTTTCATCCTTGGAGTTGCCAAGTGCGCCGCCGACCATCCGGGATAGCTCTGCGCGCCACCCGGTCAGCGTGGCGTCGTCGCGCTTGACGGCCTTGTCGCGGATGGCGTCGGCGCCACGCAAGACCAGCTCGGACACCATCCGTCCCGCCGTTGTGCCGGCAGAACCAAGCTTCAGTGACAGCGCCAGCGGCCGATTCGCATGGTCCAGTTGCTCTGCGAGTACGTCAACGCGCGGCGCGTCCAGCAACTGCCCCGTCTTTGCGAGCACCTCAGACCGTGGCCCCACAGGCAGCGCCTGCAATTGGTCCACGAAGGCCTTCGCCTGTGCCGGCTGTAGCGGAGAAACGGGCGCCCCGCCCGCGGTTTCCACGACACTCATCATGGGCAGCACCTTCGCCACGTAGGACGGCACATCCTCTGCGCTTGGTAGCGGCACATCCGGCACCGCCGGCAGGCGCTGGAATCTGGCGCTCGCCGCCCACGGGTTCTCCTTGTAGGCCGCCTCTTGCGTCGCGGTGATCTGCCGCGCTCTGGCGATCAGCTTCTCAGCCTCTGGGCTGGTGCCATTGGCCAGGGCCGCTTCAGCGGTGCGGATTGAGGCCTGCTGCTGCGGGATCGATTGAGAGCCATGCATGGCACCGGCCTTCGCCTGCTGCAGGAGTTGCCGGGCCTGTGGCTCGAACGGCGTCCCGGCCGTCTTCATCAGCACCTGAGATTCGTAAGCGTCGTCCGGGTTGGCGCCTGTCATCGCGAACTCGGCCAGCCCTTTGACTTCCTGCTCCGCGTCTTTCAGTGCGCGGTCTTGCTCAATGCGCCGCTGGTTCTCCAGCATGCGGATCGATGACATGGCCTTGTGGGTCAGGTCCAGCACTGTGTCCGGGAGCATCTTTTCCCGGTCGCGCTCGATCATGGCGAGGGCGGTGTACGGGTTCGCATCCACTACACCAGGGATGCCGATCAGGTGCGACTGCACCCGGGCGGCATAGGCGGCGCTGCCGTACTCCCCCTTCAGAACTGAGGCCTCTTCAGTCGATAGCCCCTTGCGCTCCGCCATCCGATCCACGGTGGCATTGATCCGGACGAGCGAGGTTTGTAGGCCCACCTCATCATCCGGGCGCATAGCGGCCGACTGCAACTGCAGCTCGATGGCGCCCCGCTCGGTGGAGTCGTTGAAGGCATCCGTCTGTCGCGACTGGTGCTCCATGAGGGAGGCCCGGTACTGCAGGCCGACCACGGGAATCCGCTGCTTGAAGAGTGCCTTCTGGTTCTCGTTGGAAAGGCCTTCCTCTATGAGCGAGGCCGCCTGGTTGAAGCGACCAAGGTAGTCGTCCATGAACTTCTGGCCGACCGCCCCACCCTCTTTCACGCGACGGAATCCCGTCTGCTCGTCGTGCTCCAACGTCAGGCGCTGCTCTTGAAGCTTGTTGAGCGCAGCCTCCGCGGCGATGGTGTCCTGGCGCGCGTTGGACTCCTCCAGGATCCGGGAGGCCTGAATGACTTCCTGCCCGGCCTCCGACACCTGCGCCCCAAGGTTGTCGCGCGATGGCGTGTAGCTGGCAATGCCACCGGCCGGGCGAGGCGTCGGGCGCTCGCCGAGGTCTTGGGCGCTAGGGAGTCGTGCCATCAGTCGCGCCCCAGGTCCATGCCCCATGACGCGGAGCCGGGGCCGACATCAGCGCTACCGCGAGGGCCGACGCCGCCGTACTTCTCGCGCATGGACTTCCCTTGCGCGATCCCCCTAAACATGGACGCACCCGCGCCGATGGCCCCACCAATGGCGTTCCGGTTCCCCGCCCCTTCGGCGAGCTTTCCTTCATACGACGCGGCGTCGGCCTGCGTGCGCAGCATGCGTGCGCGATCTTGCCCTTCATACAGGGCGAGCGCTTGCCGATATGCGCCCTCCGAAGAGATGTCGGCGACGAGCCTCACCACCGTGGGGTCCGATGCGCCGCCACCGCTCGCGGCGGCTACCGCCAGCACCCGCGACGCCACGCGCTTGGACTGCTCCAGTGCGCTGATTGCCTCGCGCTGAGAGGCGGCCATCTCTTGGCCGGCACCGACACGCAGTTGCGCGGCCCGGTACTCAGCGGCCATGCGCCTTGCCCCGCCGTCTTGCGCCGCACCGAATGCGCCGAGAACCCGGCCGAACACATCCATGGCCGTGCCGGCACCATGTACGGATGTCGGAGATGCGCCAATGATGCTATCCAGGTAGTCAAGCATCCAGCTACTCCGTATCCATCACAAGTGCCATCACCGTGCACGGCCGTGGAGCAGTGACTTGCAAGCAAACACGCGAGTCAGCGGACCACGTGCCGGGGAACTCGATGGACTCGTGGTCGCGCACCGTCAGCGTCGCGGAGCCCACCGTGGTGCCGTTCTCGATCAGCGGCAGGGTATCCAGGTTGTCCAGATCCGGACCGTACTGCAACGACTGCGGGTGCAGATCGGCCAGCATGAGTCCGATTCGATTTGGTGCCCGCCTCTTGAAGAGGGGGCCGAGCTTTGTGCTCTTGAACGTGGCGGTGTACGGCAAGCCGACCACGGCACTGGTCACGCTCGATGACAGCCCAGTGATCTGCCCGCCACTCACGGTGTACGTGCCGAGGTCTGCGCCGCCAGCCCATACCGCGACCGTCTCGCCCTCCAGATGGGAAAGCCCGGTGATGGTGGTTGTTGATGTGCCTGAATAGGTGATGTGCGAATCCGCGAGGTAGGACAGGGATCCGCCGCGGCAGTCAATCTCCTGCGCCCACTTCTCCAGGTAGCGCACCGTCGATCCGTTGATGGTGCGGCGGACCACGTAGTACACCTGGTCATCCTGATTGCCCGTTTCCGCGGGCAGCACGGCCACGTCCTCGACAACGCCGTCTGTCTCCCACTGCACCCAGGCGAGCACATCCTCCTTGCGGTTAACCACGGCGATGATCACCACGCCGTCGGAGCGCACGCAGTGCAGGCGCGTGTCCGGCTGCCGCTGAACAGCGAGTCGCACGACGGAGGGACGCCCCAACTCGGGAACGATCTCCAGAATGTCGATGGCCTCGTAGTCGTATGACTTGAGGTCGAACGCCAGCTCGAACACCTTGGAGCCGGTCCGGTTGACGAAGTAGCCCGATTTGTCGATCTTCGCGGGGCTCACCGCGCCCGACCCCTGCGTGGATGTCTCGTTCATCCCGAAGTTGGTGGGCGTAAGCGGCTCTTCCAAAGAGGAGGACTTGAGCGCGATCTCGGAACCCTGAGCGCCGAGGATCAGGCGCTTCATGGACAGCATCCAATTAATGGTGTCCACCGGGCCCGAGCCTATGGTGCGATTGATCGGGCCGGAGTCGCCGACCACCGTCTCATCGAACGAGTCATAGGCGTCCGACACGGAGCCCCAGACGCCGCTCTTGCCGGCCCACCACAAACGCCCCTCGTGCAGCAGCACAGATGTCGGCCAGCCGGCGCGGTCAGACCACTGACCCTCCTGCCACACCGAGTTGGCCGATGTGCCGCCAAGTGCCGTGAGGGCCTCTGCACTTACCTGCGTGGGGCTGGTGTAGCCAGTCACTCGGACGATGCCGCGCACGCTGCCGCTACCGATACGCAACTCCATCGTCACCGTATCGGGTGCGACACGCGTGGTGAGGATCAGTCGGTAGTAGACGATCTGGTTGGCGAGTTCATCATCTGCCGTGTCCGTGACATCTGCGGTGTAACTGTGCGGCGCCCCGACGTTAGACCACGTGGCGTTGTCATAGGACCGCTGGAGATCCACCGTAGAACCAGAGGCGTTGCCAGTGATGACAATCGAGAACACGCGGGAGGTGCTTACCCCAGCGACGCGAATGGACCCGGTGGCGGTCCCGCTTACTGTCGATGTGGTCGTGACGACCTGCCCCTGCGATGTGAGGCTGAACAACGCGCCCACATGCGTGGACTTGAATACCGCCTGCGATGCCGTAACCGTGATGTTCCCGGTCAGCGCGCTCGGCGCCAGCGTCACAGCGGACGTGTTCTGCACAAAGAACGGGCCGTCGGGCGAGGTGTAGGTCACGACCGACCATGAGCGAGCATTCGGGCTGGTGCCGCGCCGCTCGATCTTGCGCTGCTGGTGGCCTGCGCACGCGACGTACACCACGTCCCCCGATTGGTCGGTCCGGATGTTGTCCAGGTCCGATGCGCCCCATGGGGTCGGCAAGGTGACCGTACCGGCCGATTCCACGGTCACGCTGTCCACCCACACCACAGGGATGCGGCTGCTGAAGAATCGGATGTAGAAGTCCCCGGTCGGGGTGAACGCCAGCGAGTGCGTCCCGGTGTCCAGCTTCGTCTCGGAGATGTACTCGTCCCCGCCAGACGTGGAACCAACCCTGATGTAGACCGGGCCGCGCGCGATCACGACGCGAAGCGCGTGCTCCGCGCCCCTGTCGCTGGCGCCTACCGTTACCTGCTGGTCGCGGATGGCGCGGGCCGTCCCGTTACCGGTGAGTTGCATGTACCCAGGCGACACCCAGGACGATGTGGCCCCCACCTCGTCGTTGTCTGTCCAGCTCGCAACGTCCGTGTTGAACGTGCCGTTTGTGACCGACGTAGAGACTGATGGGCGAGTCAACAGCGCATCACTGCTCCAAATGCGCAACGTCGATGCCGTCAGCTCCAGCAGGGCGGTATCGGTCGTGCTGAACACAAAGGGGATGAGCTTCGCTGCCGCGTTGCCGGCCATCGTCCCGATGTAGGCTGTGCCTACCCGGACGAACATTGGCCCGAGTACCTTCGGCATCCAGTTCGTCATGGTCTCGGCGGACAGTGCCAGACGCTTCAGATCGACGCGCGCCAGCCCAAGCCTGGAGACCAAGCCATGGTTGAAGGCAAGCATCGTCGCCATCTCAGCCGATCAGCGATCCGCGCCCGCCGCGGTCATTCCCGCCAGCGAACCGACGGCGTGACGATGTCCACGCGCCCTGCGCCGCGAACCTCGTCGGCTGCGTCTGCGCTGCCTTGGACTTCGCCTGCAACAGCGCCTCCCGACGCTTCGCAAATACCTCTGCCTCCCGCTCTTGACCCCCGGACAGCTTGCCGATGATCTGGCCGGCGAAGTGCGCTTCCACGAACCTGGAGAAGCTCTCAGGCCACTTGTTCAGGTCGAGCCCGTAGTCCGTGTCGTCGCTGACGTAACGGATGAACAACGCGTCGAGGTCGGCGTACCAATACCCGGCCTCATCCGTGTACTGCGTCAGCGGCACGTTGAGGTATTCGTCAGAACACAACGCCGACGTCCGAACCCAGTCCGTCGGCTTCTCGAACGCGCGCCGGTAGCCGAAGTCTGGCTCAATGGAGGGGTCGTAGTCGATCTGGACCGTCCGCATGGCGAAGTGCCACTGGCCCTCTTCCAGGCACGACCTGATGCCGCCGTTGTCCCAGACGTGATCCAACAGACGGCGCGGCTCACGCTCCTCGCTGGTGGACGCGAGGAAGCGCTCCTTGCAAATCAGGAGCGCGCCGTTGTAGATCGTGAGCTTGGTGGTCACACCGTGGCGCGCTCATGGCGCCCCATCTCGGCGAACGCCTGGCCCTTGTCCAGGCCGCGAACGATGATCTCGCTATCAGACACGCGGATCACGCACCACTTCAGCTGCGGACCCTTCCATTCAACCTTGTGCTTCTGTGCCGCGGGAAGTTCGGCCTCCACCGGCCCAAGCTCGTAGCGATGCAGGACGTGCACGCGAGCCCAGTTGCGGTCACAGCCCAGAACCATCAGCTCCAGTAGCCACTCGCCAGAATCCACGCGCACTTCGATGCGGTCATACGGCCGCAGCTTCTGGGCTACGTGCGCCCAATACGCCGGCTCCAGCACGTCATTGACGATCGTCCCGTGCTCGGCGTTGACCACCCAGACGTTGCGTTCGTACTCTGCAGATTTCATGCGCTGATCGATCACGACCACCGCCCGCTTTTGCTCCGCCATGTCACTCCTCGGATATGAAAAAGGGCCGAGGCATGCGCCCCGACCCCGAAGGCAACCGCTCGCGCGGTATCAGCTGAAGGTCGAGGTCACCAGCGAACCCGTGGACAGGCTGGCGCCTGACGTGCTCGCCGATGCAATGGCCCCCCAGAACGTGACGACAGACGACGCCGCCGAAGTGAACTGGCAGCCCATCACCATGTCACCCGGACGCATGCCCAGGTACCAGCCGTCGGTAAAGAAGTTGGACGCCGTCAGGTCCGTGGTTGCGTTGGTGGAGCAGTAGTACCAGATGCTCCCACCCTGGCCGCCCGGGCTGCGGGTCGGTGCGGTCGTGAGACTGGTGCTCTGCGGGGGCGTTGCAATGCCGCCAACGATGCGGCGAGGCGGGTTCGCAACCGTGGTTGCGGCGGTAGAGCCGGAGTAGGCCATGTCTGTGCTCCTTACGCGTAGGCCGAGCCGTCGGCCGTGATCACGACCACGCCCGAGTTTTGGAGCAGCACCGAGCCCATGTAGGCTGTTGCGCGCGCCCAGGAATAGTCCTGCTGATCGTCATAGCCGACCGGGGTCTGCACGCCGGCGGTGTCCATCGCGTGGCCCGCGGCGGACTTGTGATACAGGAAGTTCTTCTCGCTGGATGTGCCCTTGCCCGGCAAGTTCGGGTGCTCGATGAGCAGGCAATTGCGCCACCGGTAGGCCATCGGCTTGTCCTTCCAGGAGGCGTTCTCCTGGCCGGCATAGGGCCGCACGTCCACATACTGAGCGTTCGCGAACTCGGGGGCCTGCTCCAGGTAGGCGATGAACGATGGCTGGCACAGCAACGTGACATTGCTATCCCACGGAACGGACGCATTCGACAGCTTCACCCGGCCGTTCTGGAACAGCGACACGCTGGGGATCGTGCTGGACGACCCGATGGCCACCGTGCCGGTATTCAGCACGTTGATGATGAGGTCATCGATCTTGCGATTGAGGACCGCCATCGTGGTCATCTGCATGATGGCGCGCTGGTTGCCCTGCGAGGCGAAGACGTTGAAGCCCGTCTTGCGCACGAGGTCGTGCCACTCTTGCAGCGTGCAAGTGTTCTGGTTCAGGTCATCGGTGCGGGCCGGGATCGTGCCATTCACGCCGCGGGTGACGGCCGATGCAGATCCAGAGCCGGCCACGAGGAACACGACCTGATTGCCGCGCATCTCGTAATCGGTGGTGACCGTATCGCGAAGCAGCGATTGGTGCTGCTCGAACGCCTGGATGAACTCCTGGCGGTATTGAACTTGGAAGGCGGTATCCGCCATGCTGGACTCCTTGAGGAGAAACGATTGGGTTCAACCGTCGCTCGGGGTGTCCATCGAGGCAGGGCCGGGGTGACCTTGCGGGGCCGGCCGCCTGCGCCCTCTGGCGCCTTGCTACTGGTGCGGGGCAACTCTCTCATTGCCCGCTTGTGCGGGTCCAGCTAATTAGGCGATTCCATTCAGACTCACTAAAATCCAAGCGTCCGCAGTCGGCATGGAACCCGGATACGTGAGGCGGCCACCTGGCGCGAGGTGGCGGGTTGACGTGAAGCCTCCCATGCCGACCCGACGGATTACGTCGCCTGTTTCCAGTTGCCTCGCTCGTCCATGATCCCGGCCTTCATGGCCGCACCGAGCAACTCGCGCTCGCGCTCCTGCATCTTCACGTCCTTGTTGTACGTGACACGGTTCTCGCGTCGGACCTTGGCGATACGGTCCAGCTCCTCGCGGATGCCTTGCGCCGGATTGCCGCCGCTCGGGACAAGCGTGCCGAGCGGGTTCTGGATCAGCGCGAGGCTCAGCAAGAACTTCTGAGCGGCCGGCGAGTGCTTGAGCAGCGTGCCATCCGGCAGTCTGGCGTTCTGCAGCTGGTCCTTCATCTCCCCTGCCGTGCCGGCGAGCAGGTTCTCGATGAGGTTGGAATGGACGCGGTACTCGGCGCCCCACTCCTGGCGCAGCGCCTCAGTTCCGCTTGCCTCGGCCTGACGGTCCTTTTCGGACGTATGCGCGTCCACCATGTCGCGCACTTCGTAGAACGCGCGCAACGAGGCCTTGATCTGGTCCGGCGTCTGGTTGCTGGCATGCGCCGCGGCAAGGATCTTGTCGATCAGCGGCTTGTCCGCCTCCGGTACCTTGAGCCCGTTGCCCAGGTCGGCCACGTCGTACTTGTCCGGCGCGTCCGGGATGCCGTGCGCCTGACGCCACTCGGCCAGTTGTTCGGCCGTTGCATCCTTGCCTAGGGTCGGCTTCAGCTCACCCGCATTGATGCGGTTCTGCGCGTGAATCAGCGCCTCCAGCGCATCCTCGGGCGAGCCGTACCGGCTGAAGCGGGCCAGCAGCTTGTCATCCCCCTTGGATGCGCGCGTGCGCCAGTCGTCCGGCCAGTAGCCTTTCGGCTCTGTTGGCTGGGCCGCCTGAGTCGCCGGGGCGGATGCTGCTGGTGTTTGCGCGGCTGGTGGCGTAGCCGCCGCCGGAGCCGGAGCCTGGACGGCCGGCGCCGCAGGGGCTGTGGTGGTATCCGCCGGCTGTGGTGCCGGCGTACCGCCGCCTGCGGATGGCTCGTTGTTCTCGGCCATCAAACTATGTCGCATCTTCATTCAGCCCTCCTCAAGGCTTCAAGGTCAACAGTGAGCAGCCCATTCAGCTGGTCTGCAACGAAATGGCGGCCCAGCATGAACGCGGTGTCCCGGTCGTTCTGCTGGTAGGCCGGAAGTGCTTTGCCGCACGCCTGGAAAACCAGCCACTTGAACAGCTCCTTCTGCTGGTGCTCGTTGGCTGTACCAGATGCCAACGCGCGGCATGCCGTCGCGATGAACAGGCTGATGGGCGCCGGCTGGCTCGCGTCTCGCGTGAGCGGCCTGACTGGCAACGGCTTCGGCGTTGACTGTGACAATCAGACCGCTCCCGCCGTTTGGGCGGTCGGCACCATGCCGGACTGCCCCAGGTTCTTCGCCACCACCGAACCTTGCTCCATGGCCTGCAGCGCTTGGGCGGCGCGGGCCTGTGCCTCTGTCTGGTCCTTCTTCTGCTGAACCTCGGACTCGCTGCGAAGCCACGTGGCCGGCACACCGATCCCGGTGAGCGCATCGCGCAATGCCACCTCGGCCTTCGGAAGATAGGCCACGGTCGGATCGAGCGCGATCGCCCCGGCGATGAGTTGCCCGGCCTCCTGGAACTTCTGGCCCTTCATCTGCTCGATGGCGTCATGCAGCGGGCTCTCGAACCCGAAGTCGATCTCGGCTCCGCGCAGGGACCGCGGCCATGTTTTCGGGTCGCCGAACGCGCCATTGCGCCACAGCAACTCGAAGCTCTCGTCGCACAACGCCGCGTTGTATTCCATCTCCATCGGCTCGAAGATGGGCAGCGCGTTGCGGATGTACTCCTGCACCCGCTGGCCTACCTCGTAGGCCGTCATTTCCGGGGCGCGCTGTGGCAGCGTGAGTGCGTCCAGAAAGAACGCCTTGTGCAACATGGCCCGGGTGTCGGCGTTCATCTGCAGGCCGTACTGCAGGCCGCGGAAGTCTTGCGTGATCGGGCGCAACGCCTCGCCCGTCTTCTCGTCGTAGTCCCGGTCAACCCACGTCACGCCTCCGGCGAAGAGCGCGAGGTCACTCTTGACGGCCTCCATGGTCGCCACCATCGGTGGGCTCGCCGCCTTCTCGCCGGCCTCCAATAAGGTGTACGTCATCGCCTGCAGCAGACGCGCGTCCGGCAGGCCACATACCGTGGCGGGCGAATAGGCGTACTGCGAGCCCGAGACGGTCTGCCAGCGCGGGATGACGTAATGACGCCCCCAGATGGGGACGGCCTCGATCAGGTGCTTGTTTGTGCAGTCGTACCAGATGGACCAGCGCGGACGCCCGCGAGCTTCGTCGTCATACATCTCGGCCGGCACGACCATGTGCATGAAGTCCACCTGCTCGAAGGGCGTCTTGATCAGAAGATCCTTCACCTTCTGGTGGACCTTGTCGTGAAACGTCCGGTCGGCTACGTGGGCTGTTGGCTTCCACTTGCGAAACACCGCCCCCACGGCGCCGCGCTCGTCCTCTTCCCAACAGACATCCCTCAGGTGCCAGCAGCGGTACAGGAGCGCGTTGTCACGGTAGTTCATCTCCACGCTGAGCACGGGCTGGCCGAACGCCGCGAAGTCGTGATCCGCCTCTTTGGTGGCCCGGGTCAGCATGGACAGCGGGTCATACATTGCCCGGCGCTGCGTTTCCTCGAACCACTCCAGCCATTGGAGCGTCTCGTTGTCTTCCTTCTCGCGCGGCTCGTGGCGCCGCTTGGGATGGAACCACGGGCGGGCAGTCGGCCTGAGCATGGTGCCGAGCTGATTGCCCAACTCGCGCCGGCACACGACCGGATAGGACGACATGAGATTGGCCGCGAAGTCGGCCCCCAGGTCGCGCTTGAACGTGAACTCGGCCCGCTCCGGGTAGAAGTTGTCCGCGATCTCCTGATGCAGGGTGTTCAGCGGGAGCTTCTTCTCGAACAGCTCGTCGGCCAGCTGGCACAACTGTTTGGCGTCCATGTCACCCCCCAAGGGTCTGGGCGCCGCCGGGATTGGTCATGATGGTGGACTGCCGCCCGCGTCGTGCCATCTGCTCGATGATCGAACGCTCTTGCGCCTTCTGCATCTCCAATGGGTCCGGCATGGCTGACGGCCCCTTCAGCTCAGGCAGGTCCGGTGCGAGCATCTTGTTCACCGCCCCAAGGCCGAGTCCGATCGCCGCGCTCTGCAGCGCCATGGAGCCGATGCTTGTCCCTGCCGCTGCCGCCGTACCTGCCGCTGCCGCAGTGCCAGCCGCGGCCGTGCCTGCTGCAGCCGTACCCGCTGCGGCCGTGCCCGCCGCCGCCGCGCCGCCCTCAAAAAATGCTGCCGCTGCCGCCGCTACTGCACCCATGGCTTACTCCTTGTCCAATCGCTTTGCATAGATGAGGTCCACCAGCTCGTACCCCTGGCGCTCCAAGAGGGGGCCGAAGTTGTGCGCCGTCTTTACGTGCTGGTAGACCACTTGGCACCCCTCGGCGCGCAACTGCTCGTCGCAATACCGGATGAGGCGCGGGCCCGTGACGGTGCCCCGGTATTCGGGGAGGATGAACAGGATGTCCTGCACCGCCTGCAGGCTGCCCATGTAGTGCTTGTTCCGAGACACGTGGAACAAGCCGTAGCCGATCAGCTTGCCCTCGTCCCGTACCGTGAACATGCGAATGTGTGGAGCATCCGCGTAGAACCCGTAATCGGGATCTAGCGGGATGTCCTGGTAATGAGCGATCTCACGGTAGTGCCGCTCAAGCAATGGCTTCAGCTCACCCAAGACGTTGGCCACCAATTCGCGCTGGTAGTTCATGAGCGTCCCCGAGCAGACAGCGGCACGCGGCCACCAGTCAACACCTGTGGCTTCTTCACGATGTGATGCCCCGACTTGTGCATGTCGAGCCAGTCGGCAATGTGTGTTGAGTGCCGCGGCCCTTCCCACCACGCCATCACGACAGCATCGCCCCTGTCGGTGGAGCGGCCCAGTCGCTCGCATACCTTCTCTTTGGGCTCGGCCTTGATGCCGTTGGGCGTCGTCTCAAAGGTGGGCGCCGTGAGGTCGGCAACCAATCTCGGATCCGGCGGCAGTGCAATCGTTGAGCCCCCGGGCTGCCCAGGGTCTAGCGCCTCACGCAGGCACCACAGGGCAGCCGTCCGGGTATTCACAAAGCGCAGTTTGCCTTCACCGCCGCGCCACGTGGCCGCCTCCGCGCCCTTGTACGCATGGCACGACACACCGTTGTCTTCCAGGTGCTCCAGCACGGGCGCCCCGTAGCCGCCGCCCATGTCGATGGTGACTGACGCCCTGTCACGCCGCAGCCCAAGCACGATGCCGCCGCAGAACGATCCTGCGCGGTTCTGCGGGATGTCCTTGCCTGGCGTCTCGTGCAACTCGCCAAACCAACCGTCATGACGGACCGCCACGATCATTGGGTCATCGCCACCCCCGGAGGCATCCACAGCAAGAGCGCACATCGGGACCGGGACCGGCTGCCCGTGCCGGTTCATGAACTTCGGCGGCTCCGCTGTCCACCGTTGCTGGGCTTGCGTCACCCACGATGTCGGGATGATCTGGTTCGGCTGGTCCTTGAATGCCGTACGGAAGCCGCCCATCAGCAATGAGCGATACGGCTCCGGCATGGCGTCCAGCTGAGCCTCGTACCCGCTGGCGACGTAGTAAGGGTTGTCCTTGACCGACGCAGGGATGTAGGTGCGGCTCATGGCCCTCACCTGCTTCTGCTTGCCGGCCACCATCACTTCGTACTCGCCCGGGCCTTCCACCCAGCGGTCGTTGCCGTCATCGTCGGAGATGACCCAGCGCAGCTCGCCGGGCTTGGCCGGGTCCGGAAACTGCGGGTCCAGCCAGGGGGCGAACATCTCAATGACCCACAGCCCCTCGGGGCTCAGTGGCGGGTTTGTGGCCAGCACCACGCGACACCGCTGGTTCGGGTCGTCGGTGCGGTTCCATCCCATCACAAACCGGATCTGGCTCTTGGCGAAGTGAGTGGCCTCATCGATGCCGATGAGATCGCGCCCCTTGCCCATCTGCCCCTGCTCGTCGCCCACCCGGTGGGCTGCCGCGAAGCTGATCAACTGCTTGTCGCTGATGCGCAGCTTGGGCGGCGGCGAGCCGTTGAACCCGTCGCGGCTGCCGTGGATCTTCAGCGCATCGTTGATGATGCCGTCCAGGTCCGCATACTCGCGGCGCATGATGAGCGTCTTCTGATGCTCATTGAACGCCAAGCCGAGGATGAGTTGCGACTTCCCGCCGCCGGGCTCCCCGCCGTACAGCAGCACATCGGCCTTCGAGAAGTAGGCGTCTGTCTGGGGGCCAGGATTGGGCACCCACTTCATGCTCTTTGTGAGCGCCACAACCTCTGCGCGCACCTGCTCCTGCTGGGCCGCAGGCAGCCCGGCTACGCGCGCAAGGAGGTCGTCCAGTGTGCTCACGCGGCCCCTGTCAACGCGGGTGCACCTTGTGCCGGACCAAGGTATTCACCCTTGTCCGCCCAGGTGTCGTTCACGTACTTCAGGTCATCCAGGGCGCCACGCAGGAATGCCTCTTCAAGCTGCTTGGCGTGCGATTCGTTGGCCACCATGACGCGACGGTTCTCCAACTCGATCCTGCGAGCACGCAGCTTGCGGTATGAGTGCGTCCACTCATCGATCCCGTAGCGGAAGCGCGGCGTGAAGAGATCGGACTCGTGTGGTGCACCCACCTCGATGCCGCGAGCGCGGGCAAGGTAGGCCATGTAATGGATGCCGGCGCGCTGCATCTCGTACTCTTCCGTGGCGGCCATGTCCACGCCCCAGAAGCCGATCTTTGTTGCGCCCTCCTTGATCGCCATAGCCATCATCCAGAACAGGCTGGACGTGCAGAACCAGCGATTCGGGTCGAACTCGGAAATGATGTCTTCGTGTGGCAGAACGCTGGCGCCAGGGACCGGAACCTGCGCATTGCCCACCCACAGCTTCACTCCTCGGCCAGGAAGCGCGGTCAGCCACTGCACATACTCAGGGCTGAACCACGGCTGCCCAGGCTCCCACAGATGCAGCTCGAAGAACGCATTCACTCGCGGCATCACGCCGTAAGTGCCTGGCGAGCAGGCCCATATCTCCCACTCTGGATCGTGGTAGGGGGCAAGACGAATGCTCGCCGGGGCGGAGCCGATGAGCGCAACCTTCTTCTCGGACATTGAGTCTCCTCCTCAGTTCCGGTCAGGTGGATGTGGTCAGGCCGAAACCGCTGGCCTGAGATGAAGTGCCCGTGGTCAGGTTCAGGCCCAGCCAGATTGCTGTGGTCAAGCCGACCAGCTCGAACACGCCGCCCACGCTGGACACCTTGACGGTCGTGAACGACGATCCCGCCGTGGTGACGATGGTTTCGTTGTTCACCGTCTTCAGGTACACCGGGCCGTTGTCGGTCGTACCCATGACCAGCTTGCGCACGCCAGGGACGGGTGGATCGATGGTGTAGACCGCGCTGGATGCAGCACTGGTGCCCGGTAGTCGGCTGATGCCGTGCGGGTTCAGGTTGGTACTGGTCGTCTCCGCAGTCGTCACGCCGACGCGAAACTCCTCCGGGCCCACCAGGTACTCCTGGAAGCCACGCGAGCCGCCACTCTCTGTGGTGCTCATGTTCTGCAGGCCGAGGCGGCGGCCGAACAGGCTGGTAAAGATCTTGTTGGCGTACGCCACGATGAATCTCCTTGCTGATGCTGATTGCTGGCGGAGTTGCCTGATGCCGTCAGGCGGCGGTTCCCGGCGTCACGTACACGTCTGCCGTGCCGCCCGCCGTGGAGGTGATGACGCTGATCCAGCCGTTGGGCGGGGCCTTCACGTCGATGGGTGTGTTTCCAGGGAGCGGAATGCCTGCGGCCGCAGCCCCGGTCGTCGGAAGCGCCGCCGTCGCCGTGCTCACGCCAATGGCGTACAGGCACAGCGCAGTGCTGGCCGCATAGAGGCGGAAGCCTTGAACGCTCCCCGTTGACGGCTGCTGGGCCGCGCTCGCGGTCGTCGTGGCCTTGATCAGACTTGTGTTGCCCTGCGGGATGAATGCCATGTCAGGCTCCAAGTTGGCTCAGTAGCGGGAGGATGGATTGCGCAAGGTCGAGCAGCAGGTCCGTATCGATGTCCCTGCGTGGTCGCGGCCCTTCGGCGCGACTCTGCTGTGCGCTGGCTTCCGATGACCAGTCCACGACGATCTCGGACTCGATGCCCAGGGAGGCGGCCACACTTGCTGCACCGACCATTGACGGCGCCGACACCGCGGCAATGGAAACTGCCCCTGCACTTGTCGATGCGCCGGCCATCGATGCCGATGCGGACGATGTGATTGATGCGGCGGCGGACACAATGGTCCCGCCACCAGATGCCCAAGCGGCATCTGCGACGGCATGCGCGTCCAGTGCCCCTGCACTGACAGACGCGCCGGACATCGACACCGTAGCCGTGGACGTGATCGACGCCGCTGCGGACACAAGGGTGCCGGTTGACGACGTAAAGGCGACTGTCGAGACGCCATCGGCGCTGAGGGCTCCGGCGCCGGTCGCGGCACCCGTCATCGTGGTGGTCGATGCGCCAGCCACGCTCATGGCCGCCGACGCGATCGAATCGCGGTTCGCGAGCGGAATGCCCTGCTGCTCGTGCCCGTAGAGCGCCGCAAAGCCGATGTCTACGAGGTAGCCCGCCGGAACCCCGTTGTCGTAGTTGTTCCTCGGGTCGTCTGGCGGCGCCGCCGCAGCATCATTGACGGCCAGGGCGAAGAGGCTCCACCCCCCGCCGGCCAGCGTGCCGCCAACCGTCCACGAGCACGTGGTGGATGTACCTGCCGCCGTCTCGCGAGAGGCGCCCGCGCCCTCAAACGCACTGATGCCACCAGCACCAGTCAGCGACTGGAGCACGTCGGGCACGTCATCAGTAAGCCCGTAGCCGGCGCCGCCGATGTCAAGGAACGACACGAAGTCGAGCACCAGGTTGCCTGACACGCTCGTGGCGTTGACAGTCGGGGACGCATTTGTGCCGGTGGCTGTCGCGACCGTGTTGTTCGGCGTCGTCTGGTCCGTATCCTGGACCTGGACGGCAATGATCCATCGCTCGTCCTGAGCACTGCCCCAGGTGACGTGGACCGTGTTGGAGCCGGTGGCAGGAGCAATCAACCTCCACAGCGACGCCTTGGCATTGCTGCCCATGTTCAGCGTGCTGCCGAGCTGCGTCAGCGAGGTGCCGCCGCTGCCGCCCCACTTGACGGCCGATGGATCAACAGGCGTGCCGGCACCGGAGCCAGCCAGCACATAGAGGACGCGATTCGATCCGCCTACGGTGAACGCATCTGTCGCGAGCGTGGTCGTGTTGTCGGCCGCGCCCTTGGCAGAGGAAACGAAGACGGTGGCGGCCATCTACAGCCTCGACACCAAGGTGCCCTTGTTGCTGTTCGCCCAGGCGAAGGCACGGCCCGTGCCGAAGTCGCACGTGAGGTCGTCAACGCTGAGGAAGCCGTGCTTGCCCCACCAAATCGCGGATTGCCCGGCGCTTGTGACCACCCTAGAGAAGTCGTTCGCCTCTGACAGCATGTCAGCCTCTGATAGCACGGCGTTGAACACCTTGATGGCGTCCAAGTCCATGCTGGCGCGCTCATGCTGATAGTGCGTGTACCAAGGGGAGTCGCCGATGATGAGCTTCGGCGATGGCGGATTTGTCTCGCCGTAGCCTGCGATGGTGATATCGACGTTGATCCTGTCCGCAGCATTGACGCTGGGCAGGTTGAAGTAGAAGACAGCCGTTTTGCTGTTCGCGTTGGCGCGCGTGATGCGGATACCTTGCTGGTACGTCACGCCCTTCGTCACGGCCGTTCCCTGGTTCACATCCGAGGAGCCGGCGCTGTTGAAGAAGTCACCACCGCCTGCTGTGGCGAGTTCCCAGACGTGCGATGTGCCCGTGTTGTCCGTGGTCGTCGGGTACGGGTGAGCACCCCAATAGCCGGCACTCGGGTCAAACGTCGCTCCATCGCCCTGGCACCACCATATCTGGGCGTAGTAGCCGGTCTGCTGAATGACGCTGATCTTCCTAACGACCGTAATGCCCGCGCCCGACGCGCCCCATATCGGCAGGCCGTTGTTCTGTGGGTCCGCAAACTCAATGGCGACGTATGGCGCACTGGTGTCGCTACCCGTCACATTGGACGGGAACCGCAATGCGTACCGCGGCGCCTCCTGCGAGATGCCCTTACCGAAGCGAGCAGCCTGCCGGCGCCCCTTCGTAGGTGCTGCACGCAGGGCTCGGCCGTACATCAGCCATCTACCTCTTCAACCATGAAGTTGACGGTCGCCGAGCCGGCGCCAGACGCCGCACGCAGGCACAAGAATGCATTGCGCGGCATCGGAATCTCAGCCCCCGGGACGGCGACGAACTTGTCTTGCCCGCCGTTGCCGTTGACTCCAAAGCGCCACATCACATCGCCGCCCGTGCTCTGCGTGGAGCTTGCGAACGAGGTGTAGACCGCGAACGTGGCCGCCGCGCTGCCGGTGTTGACCTTGCTCGGGGTGATGCTGCCGCCGGCCGCACTGCTGCCCACAGAGGTGCCGCGGAACATCAGCACCTCGTTGGCCGAGCTTGAGGTGCCCAGGCCCTTGATGTCCGCAATGATGATGCGCAGTGGGTTGTTCGAGCTGGCGATGGTGAGCGAGTCAGCCGAAGTGCTCAGGCTGAATGCGCTGCGGCCGAAGGTGTACAGCGGCATGGTGTGCTCCTAGCTCAGCGTGAAGCTGCTGGCCGTGGTCAGCTGCGGCGTGACGTTCTGGCCGTAGTTGATGTTTGGCGATACCGTGCCGCAGCCGACTATCTTTCCGCCCGTGCTCGCGCTGGTCAGACCCACCGATGCATGCGTGATGGTCCCGGTGCTTGTGCTCGTCAGGATTGCGTATGTGATCGCCGCCACGGGATTGGCCGTCGCTGGGCCCGACCCACTCACCGCCCATCCGGTGGTGCTGCGAGTCACCGACACACGGGCGTAGCCGGTCACGCTGATCTCGTTCGTCCCCTGCGTGCCGCTTGATGGGTCTGCGCTGTGCAGCGACACCCACACCGCGGTGCTTGGGCTGGCCCCTGCGTTGTCTGCAATGTTGGCAATGGCCTTCGCGCACAACAGCAGGTTGAGGACATCCGCCTCCATGGTTGAGCCAAGCGGCATCTCAATACTCCGGTGTGATTCGGACTCGGCGCGGATTGCCCATCGAGTCCTTGGTATCCAAGCTCCATGCCTTAGGCGGCATGGGCACTGCTGGTTGAGGCATCGCCGCAATGACCGCCGCAGCGATGGCGGCCGCATCGATCACGGGCGCCGGCATGGCCGGCATCTCTGGCATCTGCGGCATCGGCCTTGACCGCTCGCTGGCCAGGGCCTCCTCGGCGGCTGCCGCGCGCTCCTGATACCGAGCCCTCTCCACCTCGGCGGCCATGCAGCGCTCCATCCACGAGGCGCACTCGGCCTTGAGTGCCGCAATCTCTGCGCTCTCTTCGGCCTCTTCGGCTTTGATGGTGGCCGTCAGATCCTTGACCGTGGCCCGCAGCGCCTGGGCCAGTTCGGCATTCGCCGACTGCGCCTCGTTGACTGTGTTCAGCAGCGCGAGAACTTCGGGCGACGGGCCCTGCGGCTGTGTGCCAAACAGCTTCGCGCGCCGCGATGCGAGGTCGTCAGCCATTTGACTGCGCCCCCTTTGCCAGCAGGAACGCAAGGCGCCTCACGGCCTCGGTCGGATCAACGGCGGCAACATCGTTGCCCTCCTTGTCCGTGACCCCTGTTTCCACCTTGTCGCGCCACTGCTCTTTACGACGGTTCTTCAGCCAGAAAATGCACGCCGTAGTGTCCGGTGGGTAGTATTTGCGAATGGGCGTCTGCACCACTTCGCCGTTCACAACCCGGATGTCCACCTCGTCGTGCTCATAGCCCATTGCGCGCCAGTACAGGCTGCGCTCCACGCGCTCGTCAGCTGACTCTTTGCCGACCTTGAGGGCGTCGCCGAACTCGGAGTGATCGGCTTTCCATCTGTACAGCGTCGCTACATTGACCCCGAAGAAGTCAGCAATCTCGACATCAGTAGCGCCAAGAGCGCAGAGCTTCTCAGCCTGCGCTACGAATTCGAGCTTGAACTTTGACGGACGAGCCATGTGGCTGCCCCTGCAGCGAGGTAATGACTACATGGGGCGCCAGTGTTCCAACTTGTCAGCTCGTTGTCTCTTCGAGAGGTTGAATCCCCAAGGTTACGCACGAGGCCAGCTGCGTCTCTGATTCCGCGAGCCAGAAGTTGTAGAGCCGAGCTGCTCGGGCGTACGTCATCTCCTTGACGTTGCGGCACCTGACCTGGGCGATGTAGCCCTTCGAGAAGCCGCACGCCATCTCAATCTTGTAGTCTCGCCACCCCCACTCGTTCAGGTCGCGCAGGATGTGTACGGTGTCGATGTTGGCCGGAATCATCTGGCTCATGCCAACATCTCCATGGTCAACGGGGTTCCAGCCATCGTGTCTTGCTTGATGGTCTGGCCGAGCACGGTTTGGTACTTTGCCGGCGGCAGGCCGCATGCCGGTCTAGCCGTGCGCACGGCGTCCACCGTCAGAATTTCTCCGGCCTTCATGTCCCTGGCGATGTACAGGCTGCGACGCAGCGCGGTTGATTCGCTGGGCGTGCACCCGTAGTGCGGCGTTCCCCTGGCTGCTGCGGCGGTGCGGCACGCCTTGACCATGGCCGCGAACTCGTCGGGCTCCATGCTGAAGCCAGCATCTGGGCCCCCGTCTGCTCTGCTCAGCGTGAGGTGCTTCTCGATGAGGGCCGCGCCCAGTGCCGCCGCTGCGGCCGCCACCGCGTGGCCTGGCGTGTGGTCGGATAGCCCAGCATCGCAACCCAGCCACTGCTGCATGTCAGGGATCGTGGCCAAATTGGCATCCTCCACGGTCGCCGGGTAGGCGCTGGTGCATTTCAGGAGCGTGATGTGCCGGCTGTTGGCGGCAGCATAGGCCGCGGTGATCTCCGCCACGGATGCCATGCCCGTGCTCATGATCAGCGGCTTTCCTGTCCTGGCGGCATAGCGGATCAGTGGCAGATCCGTCAGTTCAAAGCTCGCCACCTTGTGCCGGTCCACCCCCAGCGCTTCGAGAAAGTCCACGCTCTCTCGATCGAATGCGGCACTGAATGGGATCAGCCCCTTGCTCCTGGCGCGCTCGAAGATCGGCCTGTGCCATTCCCAAGGCGTGTGGGCCTCGCGGTACAGGTCGAATAGCTTGCGCCCCGCCCATGGCCCGCTCTGTAGCGTGTAGCTGCGGTCTAGGCACATGGTGTCAGGGGCCCATGTCTGCAGCTTGATCGCGTTCGCCCCGGCCTCGGCTGCGGCATCCACGATGGCCATGGCGCGGTCCAGGCTGCCCAGATGGTTCGCCGACATCTCGGCCACGATCAGCGGCGTCATGTCTTCTCCAGCGTGATTTGGATGGGGCCGCCGAACCCTAGGCCGCGGAACAGCCGAATGCTCGGCTCGTTGGCGGGGTTGATGTTTGCCAGGAAGCGGCCAGGGTGGCGCGTCATCAACGATCTGACTGCGTGGCTCGCGTAGCCGTTGCCACGGAACCTCTCGAAAATCCCGATGCCGATCTCGCGCTGCCTTGAGAGGTACACGGCCCCAGCTATCTCCGTGATGAGCGCAACGTCATCGACGTTCTCCGTCACAACGTCGATGAGATACCACGCCTCATATGGCCTCGATTCCACGAATGCCACATGCTCCTCCCATGAGGGCATCCGCTTGTGACTGATCGACTGCTCCGGCTTGCGCTCGGCCAGAAGGTCGTACAGACGCCGAAGCGCATCAGGGTGGCTGTAGGCGCTGATTAGCCTCATAGGCGTACCTCCCATCCCTTGGTCCTCAGGTACTGCGCGCAACTTCTAGGCGTGTGGTCAGTGAACGCAAACATGGCGCCGGCCGCCACGGCATCAGCACCAGCCTGCAGGGCCTCGTGCATGTGCTCTGGCGTGCCACAGCCACCAGAGGCAATGACAGGAACATCCAGCGCCATTGACACGGCACTCACGACTGGCAGGTCATACCCGCACAGCACCCCGTCCCGGGGCTTTGACTGGACGATGACTTCTCCGGCGCCTGCATCTTGGGCCTGCAATGCACTGTAAACCGTCTGCGCAAGCGACTCGTCGCCGTGCTCTACGACTACGGTGATGGCCTGGCGGCCAAAGTGCTCCGCCGCCGCACGGATGAATGGCTCCGTGGCATGGGTGCAGATGGACACCTTGTCCGCGCCGGCCCGCAGCAGCGCGTCGATGTCGTCCAGCAGGCAAATGCCGCCACCCACTGTGACCGGGATGTAGCACTCGGCGGCCAACTCGCGCACCATTTCCAGGTCTGGGCCGCGCTCTTCCTTGCTGGCGCCTATGTCCAGGATGAGCAGCTCATCCACACCCCGGCGTGCATGGACTCTTGCCGCCTGCTGGACATGGCCGATGCTGCGGTCACCGGCGAACTGCTTGCCCTTCACCAGGGTGCGGCCGCGGCACAGCATCGTTGGAATGATGCGCTTAGCCAGCATGGATGGCCCTGTTCGTGAACCTATCGACGCAGGCATCCAGTTGAGCGCGCGTCATTCCGATGCGGTCAAGCACCTCGGTGAGGCTGACGCCGGCATACTGCAACGGCAGACCGCACCCCTCGGAGCTGCTGGCGAAGCGCAGCGCCGGCTCCCGCGACATGAAGCCGCTGCGCACATCCACGCTCACTTGCTGCGTGCCGCGCGAGAAGCCGTACTTCAGCAGCATGAAATAGTCGTGCAGCCCTGTTTGTGCGTTGTCCAGGTTCTCGAATTCCCACGCATTGCCGTTGCATGGGCGGTCTGCCAGCAGCTGCATTCCGCTCTCAATCGCCACCGCCGCATTGCGCCGGCTGTCCCACTCGTAGAACTGCCCCAGAAAGTACGCCTCCACCGGATACGCAGGGTCGTGGATCGTGTAATCCACCATGTCCCGCTCGGTGATGCCCTCCATGCCGACGAAATCGGCGGGCCTCAAGCCAAGGAATCCGCCGAACTCTGAGCGCCAGCGCAGCGTCATCTGCTTGTTCTCGTCGCTGCCAAGCGGGCCGCCGTAGGCCTCCTGCGGGCATTCGCCATAGAACAGCAGCGAGATCCCAAGCTGCTTTGCCATGTTGAACGGCGTGGTAAAGATCGCACAGTGCTCTGGCCAGGAGATGTCACCGACCAACTCAAGTCCGAGCCGGTTCAACTTCGCCCGCACCGTCATGTTCGGCACCACCTCAATGGTCCTGGCATAGCGCGCGAGGTTGTCGATGTTGGCGCGACCAATGGGTGTGAGGTGGCATGTGCGGGCAGTGACCACCGTCACGTCAGCGCCGAGTTCGAGCAGCTTCAGCACTTGCCATGTGCTGTCCTTGCCGCCAGAGCTGGGCACGATGCACCGGCCGTCGTGGCGGTCCAGGATCTGCAGCAGCTCCTTTTCGCGTGCGGCCCAATCGATGGTTCGGCGCTTGCGGTAGCTGACGCAGGCCGAGCACTCGCCGTCGATGAACGGCGTGTCAGGGCGGGTCGACGGCATCACGCAGGTTTTGCAGCGAATGGCGCTCACTTGGTGAGCCTCCACCATGCGCAGTTGTCGAAGCCCTCGCCGTGTCCGACGAACCCGAAACCATCGAGCGTGAGCCCCAGCGCCTGATAGAGCTGGCCGTAAGGGCGCTTCCAAAGCTTGCCCTCGTGCCCACGGTACGTGACATGCGTCTCTTCCGGGTGGGCGTACTCCACGGCAATCACGTAGCGTTTGCTCGCCGCCACAATGGCCGCCATCACGCGGTCCAGATCCTCCGGGGCGATGTGGATGAGCACGCCGGCCGTGAACACCACATCGAACGACCCCACACCGAGGCGCTCGGCAATGTCGGCCGCTGGCATGCGGTGAACCTCGAACCCGGCGCCGGCCGCCTCCAGTAGCGCCTTCTCGTTCACATCCACGCCGACTGGGTGCAGGTCGCAGGCCGAGCGAATGGCCTTGAGGTTGCTGCCGATGTTGCAACCGACCTCCAGCACAGTGCGCGCATCCTTGGGCATGACTCCGCGCCAGAAGTGCTCGCGCTTTTGCCAATCCACCCGATTCCTGTCAACGTACTCATCGCCGAACTCGCCGGACCAGAACTCCACAGTGTTCATGCTGCTGCGCTCCTCAACGCATCAAAGAGTTGCTCTGCCCTAGACCAGTCGTCCAGGGTGTTGATGTCACACACCCGCTCTGGCGGCAGCGCGACCATTGCTGTGTTCGGCCCAAGCAGCGGCGCCCCCTGCCGGAAGGCATCTGCCTTGCCCCAGTACGCCGCACCAGCATCCGCCAGTGGATTCGCGACGGTCATTGCGTACTGAGCACCGCGCACCACGGCGTCTCTGGCTGCCTTGAGGTCGTCCATACACAACAGCGGTGCGGTTGCGTAGATCACGCACGCCTCGTCAATGCCGGGCATCTTGCGCAGCACCTCGCCGGCCACCTCTTGGGTTCCTTTTGTGCCGTCGTCTGGATCCCGCCAACTCACCAGCGCGCCGAGCTTCAGCGCTGTCAGGGCAATCTCATCGTCATCCGTGCTCACGATGACGGCGGCAAACAGCCCACTATCCATGGCTGTCTGGATGCTGTAGGCGATGATTGGCTTGCCGCGGAAGGCCTTGATGTTCTTGCGCGGGATACGGACGCTTCCGCCTCGGGCAGGGATGATGGCTACGCAGCTCATCGATCCACCTCGGATAGAACGATGTCAACTAGGCGGTGCGCCGTCAGCTCGGGCCGCTCGTTTGGCCTGTTGCGCAGCAGCAGCGACACACGGTTGATGAGCTTTTGCTGGATCGCTACCGTGATTGCCGATCGGCTGGGGGCCGCGCCGTACTGCGTGACGTATGCCTGCCGCGCCATGGCCTCGCCAACGTTGCGGGCCGTATCCGGGTCCAGCGTGCACCACTGCACTGGCTTCGGGAACTGAAGGCACACCATCCCATCCCTGTCGCCCACTGCGAGCGTGTCTGTCGTTAGTTCGGCGCTCACTTGAAGGCCTCCATGGTTGATAGGTCGGGGTAGTCGGACCGCGGCAGGTCCGGGTTGTGCCTGGGCAGCAGCGACAGCTTCATCAGCCCGTGCGCAGCGACTTCGGGGGACAGGTAGGCGTGCCACGATGGGTACTGCACCTTGTCATGCTTTGGGTCCACGCCCTCTGTGCGCCCATCGAATCTGGCACGCCTCAGCCATGCGTCGGCCTCGTCGTTGTCGTGGAGGATGGCTCCTCCCTGGCTCAGCCCTAGGATCTTGGACCAGTGGAACGACACGCATTGCATGGCACCGGGCCGGAACATGCCGCTGGTGAATCGGCGGGCCGAGTCCCACACCGGCAGCGGCTCGAACTGGTATTCGCCCTGCCAGTCCTCGCGGCGAAACTCCGGCCACATGCCTGCATTCAGGATCGCCGCCGGCACTCCTACATAGGACAGGCGCGGCATGCTCACTTTCGACCCCTTGCCCGACCAGCAATGCCACGCCAGAGCGATCTGAATCGCCATCGTGCAGCTGGTCGTCGTCACCGCGTACTTGGCACCGGTGTACTCGCACAGGGCCGCCTCGAACTGGCGGGTTACGTCGTGTGGGCTCATCGGACGCATTCCAACTCCTTGCGCAACTCATCCACCGACATGCGGCGCGCCAGATCACTGCTGTTGCCGGGGCCCATCGCTTCGTGCTTTTTCTCAAAGGCCGGCAGCCCCATAACCCGCATGCCAACCCCCATCGCTTCAGCCAAGTCGCCGACCCGAAACGCCGGCAAGTCTGGGATGTTCAATTCCCCGCCCTTCATCGTCTCCGCCGTGTGCATCACGAGGTCCACCGCCTCACTAATGCGCATGAAGAATCGCGTGCAATCTGGGTCGGTGACGGGAACCTCCGTCGCCCCGGCGGCAATGAGCGCGCGCCATTTCGGGACGATGGACCCAGTGCTGTTCCAGACGTTGCCATAGCGAACACAGGCATAGATAGGCCCGTTAGCACCCCTGGTGTTGTTGGCCGATAGAAACGCCCCCTCGGCCGAGGCCTTGGATCGGCCGTACTCACTCACCGGCTCGAACGCCTTGTCAGATGACAGCGCGACCACGCGGGACACCCGCATACGCTTCGCCGCCTTGATGACATTCCAGGCTCCCTCTACGTTCGTACGCTTCATCTCCTCCGGGTTGTAAAACCCCGTCTGGATGCGCTTCAATGCGGCCGCGTGTACAACGAGGTCAACATCCTCCATCGCCTCCTCGAGCCGATCCTGGAACCTCACATCGCCAACGAACCAGCGTAGCCGTGGGTCGTCAGCGAACGCCTCCTGCATCGCTGCATGCTTGTGCTCATCGCGCGACAGAACGCAAACGCGCCGCGCCCCGCGCTCCAGCGCCTCTCTGACGAAGGCCTGTCCGAAGAATCCCGTCCCACCCGTGACAAGCACGGACATACCTTTAGGGCATTGCATAACGTCTCTTCTCAAATCAGGCCTCCAGCCTCTTAATCCACGCCCACACCATCGACCTGCCTCGCCGGTATTTCTCTTCGTCTGGCCAGGTGCGCCTCATAGCGGCCTGGATCTGCGATGGGTCTCGCTCTCTCACATGTGCTGCTGGGCTATGCGCAAGCATCCTGGCTTGGCACTGCATGCACCCGTGGGTGTACAGGCCTGTGCGCGGATTCGTTTCCGCCTCTTCGCATGCTTTGCAGCCGGTCACAGGCCGTCCTGGCGAATGCACTTCGCACTCCTGGCAAGCGCCTCCAATTGGCGCGTCTTCTCGGACTCCAGGGCCAGCTTCAGCGCCGCCGCAGTGACTTCCTGATCCCTCGCCTTGATGACATCCATTGCGCCCAGCGCGACAACACAGGCCACCACGGCTATCACGATCCATAGGTTCTTCATGCCTCTACCTCCTGTGCTGCGTCGCCCATGAACACGCGGCGAACGAACTCGTCATACGACAGAGTGATCACCCTGTCGTCGCAGTTGATGCTGATCTCGGTGTACGGAACTCCGCATGCCATGCACTCGTAGCGCCAATGCGCGAATTGCTTTGCGGCTAGGACTAATTGCAGGCCCACAAATGTCGCGCCCGTAATATTGATGCCGTAACCCTCTGCACTCATAGCGGCTCTACCTCCTGTTGTGTGTCGTGTGCCGTCACTACAGCCATCCTTGCTTGCACGCCCATACCGCCGCTTCTACACGGCCCGACACGTCCAGCTTCTCGAAGATGACCTGCATGTAACTCCGGACCGTGCCAGCCGTTATCCCAAGCAGGTTCGCCACCTCGCCGTCCGTGCAACCCTTTCCAACCAGCGTCAGTACTTCCCGTTCTCGCGGCGTCAGCTCGCTACTCACCACGGCGTTGCGATGCCACGTCATTCATGTCTCCTTGATCTCGATGCCATGCACCGACCGCATCAGATGGCGCTTGACTCGGTAGGCCTCTGTCCTCACGCCCTTGCAGTCCTCGACCACGTGCAGGCCATCAGCTGTGCAGTAAACGAAGTCCGCGTAGTAGCGCAACGCCGGACGCTTGCGGCCCTGGATCGTCACCGCGTCGGCCAGCACAAACGGCACCTCACGCGTGAGTCCAGCGATCTGCCCCGCGCGCTCCAACAGTTGCAGCTCCATGTGCCTGTCGCGCTCGCGCTGGCTGCGGTACTTCTGCCCGCCGACCTCGCACGGCTTGTTCCCGTACTTGCGGGTCATAGCCACCTCGCCACGAGATGCACGACACCGGCAATCACGATCCACGGCGCAAACACCAGGCAGATGCCTAGTGCTGCGTCCCAGTTGACGTAGCGTCCCTGGTTGGCTGTCTGGCTGTTCATGCTGGCTCCGATAGGGTGTAGGGCTCGCAATTGCCGAACTGCTCATCCAGGAACCGCATGCTCTCGTCGTGGAACCAGAGCTTTACGCGTCCCTCGAATGCGCCGTTGCGCTGCCCCTCGACGCTCACCAGCGCATCCGGCTCCTGCGCTGCCTCGGCATCGAATGCGTTGCGCTCCAGCTTCGCCCGCTTGGCCTTGTTCGCCCACACGGTGACGATGTTGTGCGCTTGGTCGGTGATGGCGGCCGATCCGCGCACGTCGTACTTCGTCGGCGGCTTCGACTCGTCCCCGCCCTGCGGCTTGCGGCAGTGCGTGATGAGATGGATGTGGAGGCCCGTTTCTTGGGCCACCCGGATGATGTCGGTGGCGAACTGCTTCTGTTCGTCCGCGCTCTCCTCGCTGCCGACGACCATCATCATCGAGTCCACGAAGAACTGGGTACCCTTGCACTCCTCGGCAAAGTAGCGGGCCACGGCCATGCACTGCTGCGGGTTGATGCGCCCAACGTGGTCGAACAGCCATAGGCGGTTATCCGTCCATTGGGCGAACCGATCCAGCCAGCCGGTGGTCGGGGGCTGGATGCCGGATGCCTGTTTGGCCATGCGCGTCAGGGTGTCGGCTGGGTACATCTCGAACGACGCCATCAGCACGCGCTCGCGCTGCACGCACAGGTCCAGGGCCACCTGGCCGGTGAACATGCTCTTGCGGTGCTTGCTGTAGCCAGTCCAGCAGGTGACCTCGCCCGGCCGGAAGCGCAGCCCACCACGCAGCTTCGTGGAGAACATCTCCGGGTGCCGCGGCTGCTTCTCGGGCGGCAGGAACCTCGCGTGCAGCTCGTCGGTGAACACGGCAGCACGCCGAACCTTGGCGCGGCATTCGGTCTGCCGCTCATAGGACGCGTAGTCGATGTCGTCGGTGAGTACCCTGGCCATCAGGCCTCCCTCGGTGCGAATTGGCCTTCCGTGTCGTACACCCACACGGTCTTGAATGCGATCCACTCGTCCTGGCCGATCTGCTGGTGCAGGGTGTAGATCACTCGCTTTGCGCCAGCCTCGATGAGCCGGTCTTTCACGCCGCGCACCCTCGCCTCACTGGTGCCGCTGACGTGCACCAGCATCCCGACGAATGGCCTCCAGTCGATGCGCAGCAGGGCGTCCGCCGGCTCAATCTCGATGTCCGCCATGTCGGGGTTGAGGTGCTGCCACTGCGCCCAGGCGGGCAATGCCTTCGGGCCTGCATCGCAGTCGATGAATGCGACGTTGGGCCTGTAGCCCGAGCGACGCATGGCAACGAGATGCTGCAGGCCACGCATCACCGCGCTCCAGCGAAGATGTCAACCACTGCGGCAGCCTTCGGCGGCTCATCGAGCCAGCGTTCGCCGTTGAGGTAGGTTGCAGCACGAGGGACGAAACGGCCGCCCTCCTTGCGCCAATCCTCACCCTGGCTCTGCCATGCAAGAGCCTTGAGGATGGATGCCTGCAACGCCTCATCCGGGGATAGCTTCTGCCACGCCCTGGTTGCGTCTTTGCGACCGGCTTTGTTCGGGTATGCAGCCCAGAAGGCGACGAACCCGACATCGTCGAGCGCGGTCACGCGCGGTATGTCTTTCTTCTTCTCTTCTCTTCTCTTCTCTTCTCTAGGCGTTTCCGTGCCGTCATTGGCGTTGCATGGCGTTGCATGGCGTTGCCGCTCACGAAACGCCCTGGAACGCTCAGTGCT